ATAGACATAGTAGATGCTCCGTATTTCTAACTTTGTTAGGTTTTTAGGTTGGTTAGGTTAAGTTGGCGGTTTTCCGCTGTTTTTTCTTTTATTTATAGCACAATATACTGGCTAAGTCAACCGATGAGGTCAGGCGCATGGTGGCTCTTCACTTGAACCATGCACCGTATGGGTCGCGCTTCGCTGAATTGTTGTCGCTTACCACTCGCTCCAACACATCGTCTTTGTGTGCGAACAACAGGAACTTGTTGTAGAAGTCTGTAATAGCGTAGTCGTATACGGCGATACCCCTTTGAGGCATGTAGCTGTAACCAGATGCACCATGCGCTATATGTGCAAAGGCTTTGTAGTGCTGCTCTGGGTCATCGCTTATCATCATACCCCGCACGTTCTGCGCAACGCTGTCGGAATGTTTTCTGAATTGTATGCGCTCAGGGTAGCCTGTCTTGATACCCAAGTTTGCCAATTCCTCGTTGTTGATAGTAACAACACGCTCGACCACTCTGTCGCCTGTCCAGTGCGGCTTCTCTAGTATCTCGGTGCGAAGCTTGACCATATTACGTAGGTAGCGCGTGAAGGGTGCGTAAGACTTCCTAACTAAGTTAGACTTCTCACGGTTTACCTTGTGCGTGAACGCTGGGGCTACATCACTTGTTACCCACTGGCGCGTGATTGCATCCATACGGAATACCATGTCCGTGTTGAGCGGCATGATATACTCACCACTCACGGCTGTCTCCATAGGGTTAGCCTTGTAGAAGCACTTGACCCATGCGTTGTAGTCGTAGGTGCGCACATCCATACCTAGTAGCTGCCCAAGGAACTCGTGCATCCCTATGTTCGCATAGCCGCCTATGTTTATTACAATATCCCCATTGGGCCTGTAGCGCACTGCGTCTCTGTGGCTATTCAACCGTATGACGATGTCCTGCGTATCCTCATCCTTGTGGATGTTCATATGCTTCTTGTTGCGGACACCCAGCGGCTTCGTGCCGTTTGCATCTCCTCTGATAGGCTTAATCTCACTTTCCCAGCGTGCCGCTTGGTCGTAGTCGAGCAGGGTGTTGAAGCCCCATGTGCGGTATTGTCCGTATGCCATACTCTGTCTCCTTCTCACTTTGTTAGGCGTTTGCGGTTTCCCAAGCATTACGCTCGGCTGCTTGTTCGATGCGGATGCGCTCTTCGTTATCAAGCTGGATGCGGAAGTGGTCTTTGTTCAGGCCCCATAGTCCTGTCTCACGCCCATAGGTGGCTACTGCCTTACCTAGTTCTTGCTCGGTGGCACGCAGGTCTTGGCGTAGTTGGTCGTATTTGCGTAGCAGTAAGGCTGCTTTCATCTTGGTGCTCAACTCGGTCATGCTTCCTCTCCTTCTAACTTAGTTAGGTCTGCTGGCTTATCGTTCCACTGCTCGCAGCTACTGCACTGCCACTGTATCGGCGTAGCTGCCATAGGGTCACACCCCTCACCGCAACACTCGCATGGTGGGTGGCTTGGGTCATACTCGTTCATGTAGGCTTCCATCTCGCGCATGAAGAGCAAGACTTCTTCGGGCGTCACTACACCCAGTTCGGCTATCTGTTCTGGCGTAGCCTTTGGTCGGCTAGGGTTAAGGCGACGAGCGTGTTTCAAGATGTATGCGTCGAGTTCGTCTTTCCAGTCACTCATTAGCCTTGCTCCTGCTCTAGCTTGGCGAAGACCTGCTCGACGGTCATGCCCTTCAACTCCTCTGGCACTTCGCCGCGCAAGTTTGCTTCAATCTCGGCTAGGGCGTCATGGTAGCGGTCAAGCCCTACCCAGCCTGTAGGTGCTTCGATATCCAGATGCGTATCAGCTTCTAACTTAGTTAGCTTTTGATGTGCCCAGCATTCGATGCTGCCGCCAATGTCCCATATGCAATCGGTTAGGGGTTGCACGATAAACTCGGCTAGGTCGGATATGAGGTAAGATAATCTTAGGGCTGCTTTGTATACGTATTTCATACTACGTTTCCTTCTCACTTTGTTAGGCGTTGCTACGCATTGTTGTATTTGGGGTTAAGCTGCTTGAGGTCTGTGAAGTTGGAGACGAGGACGTAGTTGCTCTTATTGAGTGGTGCTACGCACCGCACTACCTTCCTCGCCTCCAAGTCCCCACACACAGGACAGGTTTGGTAGCCAAGGGCTACGCGTCTCGGATTTATCTTGTCGCCACAGGGACATTTCATAGTCTGCTCTTTCTAACTTTGTTAGGTCTGGTCACTCGAAGGGATGGGGCTGAAAGCCTGACCCGTAAGTTTTTCTTTTTAATGTAGCACAAAAGTCTGCTTAAGTCAAGCGATGTGGGCACAGGGGTGGTGAGGTAGGCGCGTAAGGAAATGTGGGTAATGTAAGAGAAAACGGCTATTTGTAAGGAAAGTTGGGGCATAAAACTTACAGAAGAAAATGGCGGACGCCTGCGGGTCTTGGAAGAAAAATCGGTAGTAGTGTAAGAAAGTTAATAAAAAATAATAATAATAAGGGGATTTCTAACTTTGGCTGTGCATAGGCGAGGAGGCTCCTTCGACCAGACTTGTAAGAAAAATACCTTACAACCCTTACATTACGTACAAAGCGCAGAAATGCGTGGGTGTTTTTCTTACAGAAGGCCTGTTTTTCTTACAAAGCCAACTTTCCTTACGCAGGCGCTGGCTGTCCGCCTGTTTTGCTAGTGATAACGGCGTATAACTAAGTTAGACAATGTCGTTCATAAAAGGTATGCTCCATCATGAACAGAATTTTCCTTACAATAGGTGGCGCTACGCCTACTAGACTAGTGGCTGTCCGCACGGATTTACTATCACGGCGACGTCTAACTTTCTTAGACGTTCTCGCCTAGGTGCAGCCCAAATGGGGCATGGCCAGATTGAGGCACAAAAAAGCCCGCCATAGGCGGGCAGGATTGCGGACAAAAAAAGGGGAGCTTGCGCTCCCCTTCCCGTTAGTCTTGAATGTTGAGGTCGGTCAGGTCAATCCCAAGGGCCGCTAGTGCCGAACCAAGGTGCCAATTCGCTTGGGCAAGGTCGGCATCGTCTGCCCCGTCATCTGCCTTGACTGCCTTGTAAAGCTTGGTCACTTCGATTTTGAGCCGCTCCCGAATCTCACGTGGTGCATTCGCTCCCGCGCCCTTCTTTACCTTGGACTCATCGACGTAGGCCAGAACGTCACTCCAAGGCTTGTAGATATTATACTTGGGATTGACCTTCTGCTTCTTCTCGGCAAGGATTTTGACCTCGGCCTTCTCGGCTCGAATTGACTCCCGCAAGGTGGCCATGTTGCCAGTGAGCGGCCCCTTCATCGGTATCTTCCACCAACCCTCGCCAAGCGTGGCAGTAAGCGTCTCGGAGTAGGTGCGAAGCGCACCGTAGGTGGAAGCCGTAGCAGTCATGTAGGCATTGCGGGCTTTCGATACAGGCGTGGCCTGTGCTTTTACTTTAGTAACCATAGTAACTTGTTCCTTCTTGTGTGTGAGTGTCGTCGGGTTGTCCCTTCGACCCCTTGTTTGTCTTACATTTTAATCAGAGAGTCAAGAAAAATCGTGTTTTCTAACTTTGTTAGACGTTTTCACCCTGTCCGCTTGTATATCAAGTGGCTGTCCGCAGGGATTTACTATCACGGGCCGCGTGACGCCGGATGACCTTGCGCCTCGGTTAGGTTGGGGGAGCTTGCGCTCCCCCCTTGGGTTAGGCTGGTTCGGCTTGCTTGAGCCAGCGGGTTGCTAGGTCCATCGCGGCAGCGAAGTCATTGGTCCGCCTGATGTCCGAGTGGAAGAAGGACGATACGATGTAGTCTGCTTGCGAGGTGCTAGGATAATCTACGACGACATGTTCGTGTGGTGTGTAGAAGCTGACTGTGTTGCCTGCTGCAATGCTTGGAACGTTAGCTAGATAAACCATGCTCATGTTTAATTCCTTGTGTGTGTGTTGTGCCGAGGGCTTGCCCCTGCGACGACCTCTTTGTCTTACAGATTAATCCGTATGTCAAATTAAAAGTGGGGGGTGGGGGTGAAAAAGGGCTTATTCGGCGCTCCCACCGTCCCCCGACCCCCCTAAATAGACCTATGTGGTGGCGCGCTCGTATACATATTATTATGCACATTATGTTTTGCGTTTTTAAAAAACCTTGTCATTCGACACAGGAAACACCCCCCGTCATCGTTTCAAATCAAGACCCCCCACCCCCTATATTTTTCGGATTTAATTCCGTCTCCCGCTACCAGTAGCGGGATTAAAAACCCTAGGTTCCTTGCGGGTTACAGGTAGTGAGGAAAATACCAATCATTTCCTGATGCCGAAAATCCGAAATTAAATCCGGAAACGGATTTTTTGTAGCTACATTAAATCTGGCGCGCACATAGAAACACCCCCCGTCAATGGTACCTTGACGAAAAACAGGGGCAGGGGTATAAATTAAGCAGAACCCCGCACGCCTCTCAATGTGAACGGTTACGCGAGCCTAGTAGTGAAGCGCATCACGCGGGGTCACTTCTTTCATTGACACTGTTTAGGTATATGGTATTATTCTGCATCGCATTTCGACATTGCGGTCCTTTCGGGAGGGGTGGTGCTTCCTCGCAGTCACACCACCCCTTTTCCCTTCATAAATCTGCCACTTCCATGGTATACCCCCCACCCATGCCTATCAACGACCCGATAAAGCAGAGGGAAGCGAGCCGTAGGCATTACGCGAAGCATCGTGATCGAGTTATTGCTAAGGCCAAAGAGTACAGCGTCAGAACCCGCGTGCGCATACGCGCATTTATAACCGCCTACCTCAAAGCTAACCCCTGCGTAGACTGTGGGGAAACAGACGCCATCGTGCTTGAGTTCGACCATATAACAGGCAAAGACTTCAATATATCTGACGCTGCACGCAAAGGCGTGAGTATGAAAAAGCTAAAAGATGAAATCGCTAAGTGCGAAGTGCGCTGCTCTAATTGCCATCGTAGGAAGACCTACGAGCGTAGTGGTTTAACGCATAAGGATTAATTTCCTTCTTTACTCTAAGTACTAGCGTACGTATAAGGGCCACCTGCTCCCTCAAACCGGACGCTGCGCTATATGCCTGTGATTAAAATTGAGCCTACTAGAGAACACCCAGTGCCCTATGACACTGCGGAGCGTAAACCCGGCTCTCTGCTTGAAGAGATCGCTATTGCGGGGAACACAGCAGAACTGCTCGTGAGTATGGGCGCTCCACTTGAGCTAGATGATGACACGGCTAAAGAAGCTAAAAAGCTTGTCGACGTAGTTAGTAATCGCCAGACCAAGAACCTGAATCAGGTAACGACTGCTTTCGGTGCAGCGCAGTTCTTACGCCAGTATGGGCAACAACTTGCTGTTGATGCTAACGAAGTACGCGCAGCCCTTACGTTTAAGTTGATGGAAATCGCCAACTGTGGCGAGACTAAGTACGAGCTTAAGGCGCTTGAGCTTCTCGGCAAGCACAGCGACATTGGCCTGTTCACTTCCAAGTCAGAGATCACCATCAACTACAAGAACCCCGAAGAGTTGGAAAAGGCAATCAAGGAACGCGTCAAGCGTTTGCTGAACGCAGATATCATAGATGTCACACCCCTTGGCCAGACCATTGAAGAAGAACTGGCGATGTACACCCCGGCGTACGAAGACGGGGATGAGGACGAGTGATATACATCCGCGACGAGGGCGGTACGATCCGCCAAGGTTTTAACTTCTACCCGCGCCGTTCCGGCTCTATGGGTTTTATTCTTGCTGTAGGTCGTAGCCGTTTAATGCTGCGCTATTCCAGAGTCACTGGCTGGTTTGACTGTTATGGATGGCGGGAAGCCTAATGGCGATATCAATGCGTGATATCAATAAAGTGCTACCCAAGCTCAGCATGGCCGAGCAGGAGAAGCTGTTGGCCCAGCTAGACAAGCTGGAAGAGCTTAAGGCTAAAAAGCTGGCGCAGGATAGGTTCCTTGGGTTTGTCAAAGAAGTTTGGCCGTCATTCATAGGGGGACGACACCATGCCAAGATGGCAGATGCCTTTGAACGCGTTGCTCGTGGAGAGTGCAAGCGGCTCATTATTAATATGCCACCGCGACACACAAAGTCGGAGTTCGCCTCTTACCTGCTCCCTGCATGGTTCCTCGGAAAGTACCCCGGTAAAAAAATTATCCAATGCTCCCACACGGCAGAGCTTGCGGTAGGCTTCGGTCGTAAGGTTCGTAACCTTGTAGATACAGAAACTTACCATAACATTTTCCCCGACCTTTCGCTGGCCTCGGACTCTAAGGCAGCTGGCCGATGGAATACGAGCAAAGGCGGGGATTACTTTGCTATTGGTATCGGTGGTGCTGTGACCGGTAAGGGGGCTGACGTCCTCATCATTGACGATCCGCACTCCGAGCAGGAAGCTGCTATCGCAGAAGTTAACCCTGACATCTACGACAAGACCTACGAGTGGTATACATCTGGTCCGCGTCAGCGTCTCCAGCCGGGTGGGTCCATCGTCATCGTGATGACACGGTGGTCTAAAAGAGACCTGACTGGGCAGATACTTAAAGATGCGCTGGCCAACGACAGCATGGGTGAGTGGGAAGTCATTGAATTTCCAGCAATTCTTCCATCAGATAAGCCGTTGTGGCCTGAGTTCTGGGACTTAGAAGAACTTGAGAAAGTTAAACGCGACGTCCCTAACAGTAAGTGGATGGCGCAGTATCAGCAGAATCCCATCTCCGAGTCTGCTGCTATTGTTAAAAGAGAGTGGTGGATGGAGTGGGATAGCGACATACCACCCAAGTGCGACTTTATCTTACAAAGCTGGGATACGGCCTTCGAGAAGACGCAGCGTGCCGACTATTCGGCGTGTACGACTTGGGGTGTGTTTTACCAGCCTGACGACGCTGGCAACGAGCAAGCTAACATTATCTTACTAAATGCCTTCCGTGACCGCATGGAGTTCCCTGAACTGAAGCGGTGCGCCATCGAGGAGTATAAAGAGTGGGAACCGGACAGCGTCATCATAGAAAAGAAGGCTTCAGGTGCGCCTTTGATCTACGAGATGAGGGCTATGGGGATACCGGTACAAGAGTTTACACCTACACGGGGGAACGACAAAATCTCCCGTTTGAACGCTGTGAGCGACTTGTTTGCGTCTGGACGGGTATGGGCACCTGCCTCTCGGTGGGCAGAAGAAGTGATTGATGAAGTAGCTGAGTTTCCTGCCGGTACTCACGATGACTATGTCGATACTGTATCTATGGCGTTGCACCGCTTCCGTAGAGGCGGATATATTACGACTAACCTAGACGAGCCAGACGAAATCAAGTATTTCAAGAGCAATCGCAATCAGGGATATTACTAATGGACATCGACAAGTCAATTAACCAAGCTCCGCTTGGCCTTTCCGAAGAAGATATGCTGGATCAAGAGCCTGCGCTTGAGATTGAGATCGAAGACCCAGAAGAAGTAACGCTTCGTTCTGGTGATACGGAGGTCGTTATTGACCCTGATGCTGAGGAAGAGGACGACGAGTTCTCTGAAAACCTTGCTGAAGATATGGATGAAGGCCAGCTTACCGAGCTTGCTGGTGATCTATTAGGTGAGTTTGAAGAAGACATCTCCAGCCGTAAAGACTGGATGCAGACCTATGTAGATGGTCTTGAGTTGCTTGGTATGAAGGTTGAGGATCGGACCGAGCCTTGGCCCGGTGCCTGTGGTGTATATCACCCCCTCCTCTCGGAGGCGTTGGTTAAGTTCCAAGCTGAGACCATGATGGAGACGTTCCCAGCCCGTGGGCCTGTGCGGACGGAAATCATCGGTAAAGAGACGCCAGCGAAGAAAGAAGCTGCGCAGCGCGTCGAAGCGGACATGAATTACCAGTTGACCGATGTGATGATCGAATACCGGCCTGAACATGAGCGTATGCTGTGGGGGTTGGGCCTCTCAGGTAACTCGTTCAAGAAGGTGTATTTCGATCCATCACTCGGTCGTCAGGTATCTATGTACGTACCCGCCGAGGACGTCGTAGTGCCTTATGGCGCGTCTAGTTTGGAAGTCGCTGGGCGCGTCACCCATGTGATGCGGAAAACACCCAATGAGGTCAAGAAGTTGCAGGCCGCAGGGTTCTACCGTGATATCGAGCTTGAAGACCCTGTAGATAGCCTTGACGAAGTCGAGACAGCTATTGCGGAGCGCATGGGCTTCCGTGCATCGACAGATGACCGGTACAAACTACTTGAGATGCAAGTCGAGCTTGAGCTTGAAGACGACAATTTCCGTGACGAGGAAGACGAAGGTATCGCTCTTCCGTACATTGTAACCATTGAAAAGGGTACACAGACGATTCTGTCTATCCGCCGGAACTGGGACCCCGATGACAAGAAAAAGCTTAAGCGCCAGCATTTCGTACATTACCCATATGTTCCGGGTTTTGGGTTCTACGCTTTTGGGCTTATCCATCTCATTGGTGCTTTTGCTAAGTCTGGTACCAGTCTTATTCGTCAGCTTGTTGATGCTGGCACTCTATCTAACCTCCCGGGTGGTTTCAAAACTAAAGGCTTGCGCGTCAAGGGTGATGACACACCTATAGCACCTGCTGAATGGCGTGACGTAGACGTAGCCTCAGGGACAATGCGTGATAACATCATGCCGTTGCCCTACAAGGAACCAAGCCAAGTTCTCTACAGCCTCCTAGGGACCATCGTAGAAGAAGGCCGTCGCTTTGCAGGCGCTGCTGATATGAAGATCAGCGACATGTCTGGGCAGGCTCCTGTGGGCACCACACTGGCTATTCTTGAGCGCACGCTTAAGTCCATGTCTGCTATTCAGGCACGCGTCCATTACTCGATGAAGCAGGAGTTCCGGCTTCTTAAGGGGATCATCCGCGACTACACACCCAGTACTTATTCGTACGAGCCGACAGAAGGTAGCCGCAAGGCGAAGCAGGCCGACTATGATATGGTCGCTGTTATCCCTGTATCTGACCCTAACGCTGCGACGATGGCACAGAAGATCGTGCAATATCAAGCAGTTCTACAGTTGGCCCAGACTGCTCCGCAGATTTACGACATGCCATATCTGCACCGTCAGATGCTTGACGTACTGGGTATTACGAATGCTGATAAGCTTGTCCCGCTTAAGGACGGCGATGACATGAAGCCACGCGATCCAATCAGTGAGAACATGGACGTCATCAACGGTAAGCCAGTCAAGGCATTCATCTACCAAGACCACGAAGCCCATATTGCTGTGCATATGGGGATGATGCAAGACCCGCAGGTAGCTGAGATGATTGGCCAGAACCCACAAGGCCAGACCGTCATGGCTGCTATGCAGGCCCACATGCAAGAGCATCTAGCGTTCTCCTATCGCAAACAGATCGAAGAACAGGCTGGTGTGGCTCTGCCACCGCCAGATGCTGAAATGAGCGAAGACATCGAGCTTCAGGTTTCACGCCTTGCAGCATCCGCTGCACAGCAGCTTTCACAGAAGAAGCAGGCTGAAGCACAACAACAGCAGAACCAAGAAGCTGCTCAGGACCCGCTCGTCCAGATGCAAATGCAAGAGCTTCAGATCAAACAAGGCGAACTCGACCTCAAGAAGCAGAAGCTGATGATTGATGCTGCTGAAAAGAACGACCGCCTTGAACTCGAACTCGAACGAATCGAAGCACAAAAAGAAATCGCTGGCCTACAGGTCGGTGCAAAACTTGCGACGTCTAGGGGTGACTTGGACGCCAAACAAGAGGCTGAGGGTCTACGCATTGGCATGGAAATTGTCCGTGACCAGATGAATATGACTCAGCAACAAAAGGAAGCCACCCCGGCTTCTCCTACAACAGAAGAGGTAACAAATGAGTGATCTACTCAAGCATCTGTCAAAAAAGATGCAAGAAGAGTTGAGAATTATCGAATCAGACATGGCAATGGGTAATGCGGAAGACTTTGGCGCTTATAAGTATGCTTGCGGTATTTACCGTGGGCTACTGATTGCCAACAATATCCTCATGGAAACTGCCGAGCGTCTGGAGGCTGACGATGAATAGTCTTATCGGAGGCGTAGCCCCTACGCTCGTCGATGTTGGTGGACGTCCAATCCCCAAGGTCGGTGCAGCATCCGAACTCGCTATTGAGGATCGGCCTAAACAACTTCCTGATCCCGCTGGGTATCGCATTTTATGTGCGCTCCCAGACGTCGAGAAGACCACTGAAGGCGGTATTATCAAGGCGGACATCACCCTTCAGCACGAAGAACTGCTGACGGTTACGCTGTTCGTCATGAAGCTTGGTCCAGACTGTTACAAGGATAAGAAGCGGTTCCCAAGTGGCCCGTGGTGCAAAGAAGGCGATTTTGTCCTTGTACGCCCACATGCCGGTACCCGCGTCAAAATCCATGGACGAGAATTCCGTTTAATTAACGATGATGCAATCGAGGGTACAGTTGAAGACCCTAGAGGCATTAAGCGCGCATAAGCCTAGGAGGCACAAATGAACGAAGAAAATGATGATTTCTCATATGAAATCGAAGATGAGGCCGTATCTACGGCACCCGATATTGAGGTAGAAGACGATACCCCTGAGGCCGACCGAGGCCGTGAGCCGATGCCGAAGGAGATCGTTGACGAACTCGAAGCCGACGAACTCGAAGAGTATTCTGAAAAGGTCAAGCTTCGTCTGAAACAGATGAAGAAGGTCTGGCATGATGAGCGCCGAGAAAAGGAGCGCTATCAGCGTGAACAGACTGAGGCTCTTACTGCTGCACAACGCTATCGCCAAGAAGCTGAACAGCTTCGCCAAACACTTGCTCAAGGGCAGGAGTCACTGGTTGGTAGTGTTAAGCAAAACGTAGAGTTTGAACTCTCTGAGGCTCGTAGAGCTTACCGCGATGCTTATGAAGCAGGAGATACAGATAAAGTACTCGATGCCCAAGAGAGGCTAACTACTGCTCAATATAAGCTCGAACAACTTGCTAATTATAAACCTACTTTACAAGCTCAGGAAACTGAAGTACAAATTGATCCGGAAGCGGTCCAAATCCCGCGCCCAGATCAGAAAACGATGGCGTGGCAAGAGCGCAATCAATGGTACGGTCTGGATGAGGAAATGACCGCCTCGGCTCTTGGGCTTCACCAGAAGCTCGAAAAACAGTACGGTAATAGATATATCGGTACTGACGAATATTGGGGTGCTATCGACACAACGATGCGCCGTCGTTTTCCTGAGTATTTCGGGGATTCTGAACCAGCTAGCAGTGACACAAGACCTGCTGCACGTACAAACAAATCAGCCGTTGTCGCCTCTGCGTCACGAAGTACATCCTCCAAAAAGATCGTACTAAGACAGTCCCAGCTAGCAATCGCTAAAAAGTTGGGTTTAACCGCCGAGCAATATGCTCGTGAAGTTGCAAAGGAGAAATAAGATGGCTGAGAATCGTATTATGCGTGAAGTAGACACTCGTGCACAGGCCGAACGGCCTAAGGCTTGGCAACCAGCTTCAACGCTGCCTGAGCCTGATAAGTTAGACGGATACAACTACCGCTGGGTACGCGTATCGACACTGGGGCAGAGTGATGCTCGTAATGCTTCATCGGCTTTCCGTGAAGGCTGGGAACCAGTTCGTATTGAGGAACAACCTAAGTTCCAAAATCTAACTGATCCAGATAGCCGATATAAGGACAACATCGAAGTCGCAGGTTTGTTGCTTTGCAAGGTTCCTACTGAGTTTATGGATCAACGTCGTGCTCACTTTGAGCAGATGACCCAATCTCAGAACGAATCAGTGGATAGCAACTTCATGCGAGAGAATGACCCGAGGATGCCGCTCTTTTCGGAGCGTAAATCCAAAACGTCATTTGGTTCAGGCAAATAATCTTAGGAGTTTCTAATGCCATATCCTACTGTTTCTGGGGCTTACGGCCTCATTCCGATCAATCTGATCGGCGGGCAGGTTTTTGCTAGCGCTACTCGTCAGATTCCAATTGGTTCCGGTTCCGCAACGTCTATCTTCTTTGGTGACGTCGTTAAGCTGCTTTCCACTGGTCTTCTCGACAAGGACGTTGGTACGACCACTGCTACGCCGGTTGGTGTTTTCCTTGGTTGCTCGTACACCGATCCAACCTATGGTAAGACGTTCCGTCAGGCTTACACAGCTAACACTGTCGCTTCAGACATCGTTGGCTACGTGCAGGACGATCCCGATGCGTTGTTCAAGTGCGCTGTTATGGTTGGTCAGACGACCGCTGTTGGCACTGTAACTCGTGCAAACGTCGGTGAAAATGCTGTCCTGTCGCAGGGCACTGGTAATTCCACCACTGGTAACTCCGGTGTTGGTATCAGCGCAACCACGGCAACGACTAACACGTTCCCAATCCGCATTATTGATGTCATCGCTGAAACTTCGCCTGCTGGCTTCCCAGCTTCCTTCACGGAAGTTGTCGTCAAGTGGAACGAACCGACAACCGGTGCCGTTGGTGGCCACCAGTATCGCCAAGCAACTGGTATCTAAGAGGAGATTAAGACATGGCAATTTCACGCGCACAACTCCTCAAAGAACTCCTCCCGGGCCTGAACGCTTTGTTCGGTTTGGAATATGCACGCTACGGCGAAGAGCATAAGGAAATCTTTGACACGGAAACGTCAGAGCGTTCGTTCGAAGAAGAAACCAAGCTGTCGGGCTTCTCCGCTGCTCCGGTTAAGAACGAAGGTTCGGCTATCGCATACGACAACGGTCAGGAAGTCTTCACTGCTCGCTACTCCCATGAAACGATTGCCCTCGGGTTCTCGCTGACTGAAGAAGCGATTGAAGATAACTTGTATGACAGCCTCTCGGCTCGTTATACTAAGGCCCTTGCTCGTGCGATGGCTTACACCAAGCAGACCAAGGCCGCTTCGGTCCTTAACAACGGTTTCAGCACCAGCTACCTCGGTGGCGACGGCAAGCCTTTGTTCTCGACTACGCACCCACAGGTTTCTGGTGGTGTTAACTCGAACACGCCTTCAACACAAACCGACCTTAACGAAACGTCGCTTGAAGCCGCAGTCATTCAGATTGCTGCTTGGAGTGATGAGCGTGGTCTGTTGATCGCTGCTAAGCCACGTAAGCTGGTCGTTCCACCAAACTTGATGTTTGTTGCTACTCGTTTGCTCGAAACCGAACTTCGCGTCGGTACGGCAGATAACGATATCAACGCCATCAAGAACAACGGTTCGATCCCAGAAGGCTACACCGTAAACCACTTCTTGACCGACACGAACGCATGGTTCTTGACCACTGATGTTCCAAACGGCTTGAAGCACTTTGTTCGTACTCCAATGAGCACGGGCATGGACGGTGACTTCGATACTGGCAACGTGCGTTACAAGGCCCGCGAGCGTTATTCGTTCGGCTGGTCTGACCCGCTCGGTATGTTCGGTTCGTCCGGTTCTACATAAGAACTTTAAGAGGGGAGGAGGGAAACCTCTTCCCCTTTTCATTTATCTGGTGTATGCGTACACCTACTAGGTTTTTATCCTGCATCAACTGTCCTAGCAGACGTAGTAGCGATGGTGTGGGAATGTGCTACTACACGGAGATATTATTATGGCACTTACTACTTTTCAGGGTCCCGTTCGTTCATTAGGCGGTTTCATTTCGCAGGGTCCAAACGCAGTTGCGACCATTTCGACCACGCCGGTTACGCTTGACGTAAACAATTACGCTGGTCGCGTAATCAACATCACTGCGGCAACGACTACGATCACTCTGCCGGTTATTAACGCGACGGCTAACCCAGCTTCGTCTGGTCCGGGCAATGACCCTAACAACCCTAACAACCTCGGTACGAGCTACACGTTCTTCTTCGGCGTCACTGCGACTGCTGTAAAGATTGTGTGCGGTGGCACGGGTACTCCGGGTGACCTGCTCTTCGGTACGGTTGACCTTGCTGTCGCTAACGGCACATCAAGCCTGTTCACACCGAACGGTACCACGAACGATGTCATGGACTTCAATGGTACAACACGGGGTGGTGTCCTTGGCTCGTACGTCACCGTCACTGCGGTTGCCGCTAATCGCTGGCTGGTTGTTGGTCAGGTCATCGGTTCGAGCACGCTTGCTACACCGTTTGCCGACGCGTAATAGGGGCTTCTCTATACCGAACGACAGGTGAACTATGCAAAATGAAAAAAGTTACGATCTAGCAGGTAAAAGCGTATTTATTGCGCTGCCTGCCTATGACTTCAAGGTCTCTTTGAAGTTGGCTATATCGCTAGCTAAATTTGCCCAAGCCGCTCCAAAGCACGGGATTGACATTCAGATTGGCTCGATTTGTGGCTGCTCTGTTGTCTCCCGTGCTCGTAATTTGCTCGCAAAAGAGATGCTGGAATCCCAGTGCGACTACTTGCTCTTCATTGATGCTGATATCAATTTTGAGCCGGAACATATCATTCGCCTTATGGCATGGGGTAGTGATCCGAAGAAGGGTATCGTAGCCGGGGTTCCACGCACTCGCAGCACAACAAAAACGTACATTGCCACGCTAGACGAGGAGGACGGCCAGCTTACTATGGATAGCATGGGCCTAGTCCGTGCAAAACGTGTAGCTACTGCATTCATGCTAGTCCGTCGTGAAGTGTTCACACAAATGACTGAAGCTCACCCAGAGTGGGTATATATGGACCAACGCGTTGATGGCATGGTCCCATGCTTGTTTGACTTCATGCTAACCGACGAAGGCTATATCGGAGAAGATTACCTCTTCTGTGACCGCGCCCGTGAACTTGGTTTTGAAGTTTGGATCGACCCCACAATTAAGCTCGGACACATGGGCGTGCAGGAATATGAAGGCCATTTCGGCCCCGACGCTCTATACCCGATGCTCGTTCAGGATAAAAAGGAAGCCGCATAATGACTGGTTTTACCGCTGTTGATGGAAATACTAACAAGTCGATACCTATTGGCGGTACGGCTGCTTCGGGTTTTGGTGGTAGCAGCGGGGCTATCTATACGGTCCCTGCTCCTATTTCACAGGACCCTGTCGGCAAGATGCGTGTTTCGCAGCCACAGGCGCTGATTGATACCGACTTCGAGTACGGTACTCAGCCAACCAAGTGGGAATCCGTCGGGCTTCAGAACAACCGTCAGAGCGTCTATTATATCCCGCAGTCGCCGTTGACGATTACGACGATTACTGGTTCCGGTCGGACGATGACGATTTCTGGTACGTTTACAGTAGCTGCTAACACACCCATTTACATCCAGAACGCTGGTGACCCCAACGCCAATGGTTGGTGGTGGACTGTTTCTGGCGGCACAAACAGCATGACAGTTACGACTAATGCCGCTGTTAGCGCTACTAACGTGTTCAACCCAGCCCTGACTTATGGGTATATCGGCTACTTCTACAGCGGGGCGGGTATCCTACTCGGCTCAACTAGCGCATTCACCAATTCAGGCACGACCATAACGTGCACCACGGCTTCGGCTCACGGCCTTGCTGCTGGTTCGTTGATCTATGTGCGCAGTACGACTTCCAGTTCTGGTGGTATCATAAACGGCGCGTGGACTGTAACTTCAACCCCAACCAATAACACCTTCACCTTTGAGGTTGATACGGCCCCCACAGGTTCGCTGACTAACACTGCAAACAACCTTACGCTTTATTCCCGCCCCGCTGGGTATGTAGAGCCTCGTTCGGTTGACGGTGGCGTGGCGTTCTCTGCTGGTTCAACCGCTCCAAACGCACAACTTATCCGCCAGACGCGCCGGTATTTCCGCTACCAGTCAGGTAAGGGTATTCAGTTCTCAACCGGTAGCTCACTGAAACCTACTTTGTTTGTTACTAGCGTGACCTCTTCTGGTACGACTGTAACTGTTAACACACGCTACGCCCACAACATCGCGGCGGGTGCGACAATTATCGTAGCTGGCTGCGACCAGTTTCAGTACAACGGTAACTTTACGGTTGCTTCAGCACCTACGGCAAACTCACTTACATACGTGGCTAACTCCGCCCCTACCGTGTCTCCTGCCACTGGCTTCCCAATCCGAGTTAGCCCGAATACTTGGTACGGCTCGTCCACCCGCCTTGGTTTCTTCGACACACAGAACGGCCTGTTTTTTGAGTATGACGGCCAGCAGCTATTTGCTGTGTGGCGTCAAAGTGTTATCCAACTCAGCGGCACTTCTACGATTACCAATGGCTCAGCTACGGTTAACGGTACTGGCACGGCGTTTAGCAGTGAACTGAAGCCCGGTGACTTTATCGTCATTCGTGGCCAGTCGTACCGCGTTACTAACATTACCAGCGATACAGCTATGCTTATCACACCCGAATATCGCGGTACCACGATCAGTGCTGCTGGTTCAGGTGTCCTCATTTCCAAGACGGTTGATACTCGCGTACCGCAGTCGCAGTGGACCGACAAACTCGACGGCACGGGTCCTTCTGGATACACGCTTGACCTCACTCGTATGCAGATGTTCTACATCGACTACTCATGGTACGGTGCTGGCTTCATCCGCTGGGGTCTACGCACGGGTAAGGGTCAGGTGACCTATGTATACCAGCAGACCAATAACAACGTGCAGTACGAAGCGTACATGCGCTCGGGCAACATGTGCTCGCGCTACGAGTCTAGCGGTATTTCACCATACACAAACCTTACTGCCAGCCTTGGCACAGGTGGTGCGGGTACGGTAATCAACGTGGCAAGCACAGCGGGCTTCGCTCCAACTGGAACAGTCCGAATTTCTGCGGCAGCAGCCGCAGGTGCAGTTGAGGTAATTTCATACACTCTTACAAGCGCTACCACTCTTACAGTTGTGGCTCGTGCCCAGACGGGTGGTGCAGTTACGGCTCAGTCGTTCACTTACTCAGCAACGGCTCCGGTCCAAGTTGAGCTTGCTTCGCCTGATACAAATGCTTCGCTATCCCACTGGGGTTCGTCGGTTATCATGGATGGCCAGTTCAACGACGATAAATCGTTGGTGTTCAACTACGGCTCGACTACCCCTATGACGGTCACAAATGGTACTACGGTTCCGATCCTTGCTCTCCGCATCGCTCCTTCGGTCGATAACGGTACCATAGGTCTTCTGGGTGCCAAGGAAATCATTAACCGTATGCAGCTTGTGCTTTCGGATTTGGCCGTAGTTTCGTCGGGCGCGTTGCTCGTCAACCTAGTCCTTAATGGCTTCTGCACAAGCTTTTCTGGTTCGTTCGTCGCGCCAATCCAAAGCGCTAGTGGTATTACGTCTTCGCTGGCTCAGGTTGCGGTTAATACAACTGCTGGAGCTACAATCACAGGGGGCGAGTCAGTTACGGCTCTATACGCCAGCGGCGTTACCACACTTGACCTTGCTAACGTGCGTGATCTCGGTAACTCGATCCTTGGTGGCGGCACTTCAAACGCGGTCCCAACCGGAATAGCTGGCTTCTACCCTGATGGCCCAGACATTCTGTATGTAGTTGTTACAAACAACACAGGCGGTTCCGTCACTCTCAGCGGCGTCCGTCTGAACTGGAAGGAGGCCCAAGCGTAATGGCCGAGGATATCGTAGTAAAGGGACGAAAAAAGTTAGAGGCAGATGCCGCTAGTGATTTTATGTTACAAAATATGATACGTAGCGGCGGCGATGACGGCGGCGGCTTTGGTGGTGGTAGCATGAGCGGCGGCGGTGGTCGTTCCATTGTACCTGTTCCTGCCCCTACACCATCCCGCTCTATGGGTCCTCGGATAACTCCTACTGCTATTAGCCAACCTCGGTCTACTTTAGGTACTCTCACCGGCACGGGTGCGCCAAGGGGGTACGGGGTTAAATTAGCTACATCTTTTAAAAAAGGTGGTTCGACCAAGAAGATGGCCAAGGGCGGTTCAACTGCTTCTAAGCGTGGCGATGGTATCGCTGCCAAGGGTAAAACCAAAGGGAAGTTTGTCTAATGGCCAAGACACCTGCTTGGACACGCAAAGAAGGTAAAGCGAAGTCTGGCGGACTGAACGCCAAGGGTCGTGCGTCCTATAACAAAGCCAATCCGGGTAAGCCCGGGTTGAAGGCTCCGCAGCCTGAAGGTGGCCCGCGCAAGAAGTCATTCTGCGCTCGCATGTCGGGTATGAAGAAGAAACTAACTTCGGCTAAAACCGCGAACGATCCTAACAGCCGGATTAACAAATCACTTAGGGCATGGAAGTGCTGAAGATGGCAAGCGGACACGATACTCTCAAGTACGCTATAGATGCGGCTTCATTTTTCACGGTTGTTGGGACGATGGTTTCTATGCTTCCAGCAATCGCTGCGTTGTTTACTATTATATGGACGGTAATTCGTATATATGAGACGAAGACCGTGCAAGGATGGCTAGGTAAGGAATAAACTATGAAACAGAATAGAGATACCCGGATCGGTGAACGCGCGAAGGCGTTTGTTTCGGCACGAGCAGCCGCAGACGCTGCTAAGCGGGCACGGAAAAACAAGACGATGTCAAGCGACTCGTCCACAGGTGGTTCGGACACAGTACCGGCAACTCCAGAGCGTGACGAGTTCCGCAAGGAAATGATGCGTCGCAATGCTACGCCCGGTATGAAAAAAGGCGGGGAAATGAAGAAGTATGCTGCTGGTGGCGTCACCAAGGAAATGCCTTCGTCGAAGGCTATGGGGAGTATGAATATGGCAAAAGGTGGGAAAGCTAAGGCCAAGGGTAAGCCGTTCGCGGCAACCAAGTTTGGCGCAGCTATGGTGAAGAAGTCGGCTGATACCAAGGGCCGTGCTATGCCAAAGTTTGCCAAGGGTGGCTCGATTGATGGTTGCGCTGTTAAGGGTAAGACCAAGACTTCGATGGTCAAAATGGCCCGTGGTGGAACCGCCAAGATGCGCAGCGTCACGCGTGACAGCTACGGCGGTGCTGAGTTCAAAAAAGGCGGGAAAACCTGCTAATGCGCCCGTGCCGAGGTATGGGGGCTATAAGTAAGTCCAAAATGCCTAAAGGCGAAGCCATTGGTATGGCTGCGGGTGGTAAGCTGGATATCTCGAAAGCAATCAAGAAGCCGGGTGCATTGCGCTCGGCCCTTGGTGCTAAGAAAGGCAAGCCGATCCCGGCGAAGAAACTTGCTAAAGCCGCTAAGGCCCCCGGTAAGCTAGGCCAGCGTGCACGGTTTGCGCAGTTACTGAAGGGCTTCAAGAAAGGTAAGTAATGGCTCGGTCGGACGAACCTAAGTGGAAGCGCATCGTTGCCAGCGTAAAGGCTGGCACGAAGGGTGGAGACGCAGGTCAATGGTCCGCTCGCAAAGCCCAGCTTGCTACGCAACGGTATAAGAAGTCTGGTGGCAGCTACAGCGGCCCGAAGACAGAAGCTCAGAAATCTCTATCCAAATGGGGTAAGGAAGACTGGGGAACCAAGTCAGGCAAGCCGTCTACACAGGGACCAAAAGCCACGGGTGAACGCTACTTACCTAAGAAAGCGCGTGAGGCTTTGAGTTCGCAGGAATACTCTGCTACAAGTAAAGCGAAGCGCGAAGGCACTAAAGCGGGCAAGCAGTTCGTCAAGCAGCCAAAGGCTATAGCGAAGAAAACAAAAGGCTTTAGGTAATGACCACGAGCGGAATCACCACATTTAACCTTAACCTCAACGACATGGTCGAAGAGGCTTTTGAGCGCTGTGGTGCTGAGCTTCGTACTGGTTATGATCTGCGCACGGCGCGTCGCAGTTTGAACTTGCTCACCATCGAGTGGGCAAACCGCGGTATTAACCTATGGACCATAGAAGAAGGCTCTATTGCTATGGTGCAGGGGCAGATTGTTTATGACCTGCCAATAGACACGATTGACCTGTTAGAGCATGTGATACGTACAAATGCTGGTACAACTTCGAACCAGCTTGATATCAACATCAACCGTATCAGCGCCGACACGTATATCACGATACCAAATAAGAATGCCCAAGGGCGTCCTATCCAAGTGTGGATCAACCGTCAGACAGGTGCGACGGATCAAGTGACTGGCATACAGTACCCACAGATTAACGTGTGGCCAGCCCCAGACCAAAGCAACTATTATACCTTCTTCTACTACCGTCTGCGCCGTATGCACGATGCAGGTGATGGTCTTAATACACAGGATATTCCATTCCGCTTTCTCCCTTGCATGGTAGCAGGGTTAGCGTATTATTTGTCGCTTAAACTCCCCGGCGCTATGGAGCGTACAGGATTGCTGAAGCAGATGTATGATGAAGCTTGGCAGCAAGCTTCTGACGAAGACCGCGAAAAGGCTCCCCTGCGGATCGCTCCGCGCCAGATGTTCATCTAGGAGGTACGATGCCCAATCCGTTTGCCTCTGGTAAGAAGGCCATTGCAGAGTGCGACCGCTGTGGCTTCCGGTATAAACTCAAACAGCTTCGCAAGCTCACCATCAAGACAAGAAGCACCAATATCCTTGTGTGCCCTACTTGTTGGGAGCCTGACCAGCCGCAGCTTCAGATCGGTATGTATCCGGTTGATGACCCGCAGGCACTGCGTAACCCACGCCCTGACGTCAGTTTCTGGCAAGCAGGTATGACTGGGCTTAAGATAAAAATTTACGGAGAAGTGCCAAGCAGCAACGTGCTGGCCTTCGGTACACCCTCCGAGGGTAGTCGTATTATACAGTGGGGTTGGGCACCAGTAGGGCTAGATAACGCTTTAGCTTTGCCTAGTTTACCAAATACGCTATTAGCTACAGGTAGCATAGGTACAGTAACAGTACAAACATAGGAGTAAGTTATGGCTAAGGGTGGTAAAACTAACGAACAAATGCTAAAGCTGGGACGCAATCTTGCTAAGGTTGCTAATCAGAAGAAATCCGTGCGCTCAGTTTCGAGCAACGAAGTTAAGGTGGTGAAGAATGGTTAAGGTGAACAACAAACCCGCAAGCGCTTACGCTGCACCGCACACCATGTCGGGTAGTAAGGATATCAACCTTGGCAACAACGGTTATCCGAACAATGTCCCTAACACTCAAACACTGCGCACCCGTGGTACCAAATTGGCTACCAAAGGTAATAGCAGCAGCACGAAGATGGGCTAATGAACTACGCTACTCTGTTCGAAACCATTAAGGGATACGTAGAAAACGACTTCCCCAATACGTCATGGACGGACTCCGCTGGCACGGGGACCGCGACGTTTACGTCTACCGAACAGATTAACACGTTCATCCAGCAAGCCGAGCAGCGTATCTACAATATGGTCCAACTTCTGGACCTACGTAAGAACGTAACTGGCAACCTCACAGTAAATAATCCATACCTCGCAGTGCCTACTGACTGGTTGGCGACTTTCTCGTTAGCTGTAATCACTCCGAATGGGAGGTATTTTTACCTACTCAACAAGGACGTTAACTTCATCCGTGAGTCGTTTCCTATCCCAAGTGTTACAACGCTTCCTACGCATTACGCGTTCTTCGATGAGAACTCATTTATCCTCGGCCCTACGCCGGATGAGAACTATGCAGTCGAACTCCACTACTTCTACTACCCAGAATCTATTGTAACTGCTGGTACGTCGTGGCTTGGGGATAACTTCGATAGCGTGCTGCTGTATGGCTCTTTACTGGAAGCTTACACCTTTATGAAGGGTGAGCCGGAGATTATTGCTAATTATCAGCAGCGGTACGGTGAAGCGCTTGCTATGCTCAAACAACTCGGTGAAGGTAAGAACCGTCAGGATATGTACCGGACCCAACAGATACGCCAGCCGGTGAGGTAATATAATGTTTGACGAACTTTCTTCCGCCCTTGGCACCGTGCAGGTTATGACCACGAATAACCGTGGTTTTTCTGCTGAGGAGCTTGCTGATCGTGCTCTTAATCAGATTATTAACGTAGGTGATAATGCACCCCCAGTGATTGCGGATCAGGCTCGCGCCTTCCAAGAAAACTTGCGTGAAGTGCTCATCTACTTTATACGTGAGGGAATGCGCTCGCGTAACGTAACTCTGGCAGCTAAGTTTACCGAAGCTGGGTTTCCTGAGCTAGTTAAACTAATCGACTCCTAGGAGAATACTAATGCCCATTACTCAAGCTATGACAACCAGCTTCAAAGCTGAAATTCTGCTGGCTGTCCATGACTTCCGCGCCTCTAGTGGCGACACCTTCAAGCTGGCGCTGTATACCTCGTCGGCTACGATTGACGCCAACACGACTGCCTACACGGCGACCAACGAGTCCACAGGTACGAACTACACTGCTGGTGGCGCTGCACTGGTTAATGGTGGTGTGACCGCGACAAACACAAACGCTTCAGCAGGTACAGGCTTCACAACCTTCAGCAACCTGACGTTCTCGAACGCTACGGTTACGGCTCGCGGCGCGTTGATCTATAACACAACTCCTTCGGCTAACGGCACGGCGAACACCACGCTGACCAACGCTGCTGTAGCTGTGCTTGATTTTGGTTCGGATAAGACTTCGACGGCGGGTGACTTCACTATCATCTTCCCGACGAACAACAACACCTCGGCTATTATCAGGATTGCATAATGATCGAAGACCTTGTCAGCCGGGTATTCTACGCCCGTAATCTCGCGCATTTTGAGCACTGGACCGTTAATGGCGTCGGTGCTTATGCGCGGCATATTGCGCTGAACGAGTTCTACGATAACGTCATCGACAACATAGATAAGTTGGTTGAGGCGTATCAGGGTGCGTTTGAACTAATAGGCACAATCCCTAAAACCCCCACAAAAGCTTCGGAGATGCTTGCAGTATTAACCGAAGATGCAGCTTGGATCGAGAAGAACCATGAGGCTATTTGTCGGGGTAATCGGGCTGTTGCTAATTTGGTTGACGGTGTCACTGATACATACTTGACCACAATCTACAAACTACGGAACCTTATGTAATGGCTCTCGTTCTCGCTAACCGCGTACAAGAAACGACAACTACTACTGGCACTGGCACGATTACGCTTGCTGGTGCTGTAGCTGGTTTCCAGTCGTTTTCGGTTATCGGGAATGCCAACACTACATATTACACGATAACTAGCGGTAACGCTTGGGAAGTCGGTATCGGCACATATTCTACCTCTGGTACTACGCTAGCACGTACAACGATCCTGTCATCTAGTGCAGGTGGCGCGGCGATTACCCTTGCGGGCACCTCTACCGTGTTCTCTTCGTATCCGGCAGAGAAAGTTATTTCGAGTGACTACGGTACTCTTCCGGTCGCCAACGGCGGAACAGGCCAAACAACATACACCAACGGCCAGCTTCTGATCGGTAACACCACCGGCAACACGCTGTCTAAAGCTACGCTGACTGCTGGCAACGGTATTGGTATTACGAATGGTACTGGGGCAATCACTATTGCTGCTACATCGGCAATTAATGCGCTGGGTAACCAGACTGGGTCGATTAGCATCGACATATCAGCCAACGACACGTTCTCGCTGACCCTTACTGGTAATTTGACCATTTCGTCGTTCACGAACCGACCTTCCAACCCCTACGGGTTCACCATCATCACCACACAGGACGCCACTGGCGGGCGTTCGATTACTTGGCCAACCGGTAGCAAGTATGCCGGGGGCGTGGCTCCGCCGATTACGACTACAGCGAACGCAGTGGATATTTGGAACGTGTACACCTACAACAGCGGTAGTTTTTACGTTGTGTCGTTGGCGGTTAAGGATTCTAAGTAATGGCGGGTCCCGGTAAGCCCTCCTTCGGGCTGGAGAAAACTTGGCGTGCCTCGGGCACTGGCACTCAGACATTTAACGCGCCAAGTAATTACGGTATCCCTTATGGACGCTATCAGATCACTGTTGCTGGTCGTGGCGGCACGGGGACTGCTGCGATACCCGGCAATGCGTTCTTCAATCCATTCACTCCCGGTAATCCAACCTTCAATCCATTTACTCCCGGCAACCCGAACTACAATCCGTACGTTCCGGGCAATCCGTTCTCCAACCCATCCACTCCGGGCAATCCATTCTTCAACCCATACACTCCGGGCAATCCGTTCACCAATCCATCCACTCCGGGCAATCCAAACTTTAACCCCGGGACCTATAACCCCGGGTCTTATAACTTTTTCTTTGATGATTATACCCCCGGTACTTTCACACCCGGCAACTTTGCTGGTAACAACCCCTCCACCCCGGGCAACTCCGGTGTTAACCCCGGCTCGGGCGGCAACTTTGCGGGTAATAACCCCTCCACCCCGGGCAACTCCGGTGTTAACCCCGGCTCTGGTGGTAATTTCGCTGGTAACAACCCCGGCACCCCCGGCAATTTCGCCGGTAATAACCCCGGCTCTGGCGGTAATTTCGCCGGTAACAACCCTACTACCCCGGCTGTGCCGGGTAACGCCTCGACTGCCTTGGGTGTCACAATGCCCGGGTCGAACACTGGTGGCACGCCTGCTCCGGCGACACCTGCAACACTGGTTAGTTACTATAGCTACCCAGACAACGCGACGTATCCCGTTTCTGTGCCATCAGGAGGCTATGTAACGATTACGTCCACATAAAGGACGATAAAATGCCATTTGGTGTAATGAAGTATAACGCACCCCTAGAGTGTTTCGCCGTGTGGCGGGACGCATTTACCCCCGAGGAAATAGCACGTATTACCTTCCTCGAAGCCCATATGGATTTCCAGAACGGTACGGTCGGTAGTGACGGCGGGAAACCCGCCCGTAAGGAAGTACGAGACTCTGACGTCGCTTGGTTGCACCCCGACCAGAACACTGATTGGATTTTTCAACGCTTTGCTGGCGTTATCGCACAGGCCAACCACGACCACTTTATGTATGACGTCGAGGGCGTCGAAGCGCTCCAGTATACAAAGTACGGGTTAGATCAACATTATACGTGGCATTGGGACCTTTCGTTCGGGTGGGAAAATTACCAACGTAAGATTTCCTTAGTTATGCTGCTTGATAACCCTGAAGATTACGAGGGCGGCGAGTTCGAGATTTGTAACAACGGTAACCTTGACGACATCAAGAGCCTTAAACCTAATAAGGGCGATATCCTACTGTTTGCTAGCTGGATGCCGCATCGGGTTAAAGCGGTGACATCTGGTTCACGCCGTTCGATTGTAAGTTGGGCTATGGGTAGGAGGCAGAGTTAATGATTATTTTTGATGCCGCGAAGACGGCCCTCTTACTTAACCCTAAGACTGGCACACGCTCGGCTATGGAGTATTTTAAGCATCCCCAGTTCAGTGGCCACGTACGTAACGCCTATGGCGGGCATGTTAGTTACCAAGAAGCTGGCCGCGTACTCGGTGAAGTTGAATATGAATTTTTCTCCTTTTACCGCTGCCCTGTTGAGCGGTTTGTGTCCGCGTGCAACTTTGCGGTCAGTGAGTGGAACTATATCTGGGGTGATTTCCCCATCCGCCCTGAGACCATGGCTAAGGCCCAAGCGGAAATACAGGAACTCACTCTGGAGGACTTACTTGAAGTGCTCATCCGCGAGCAGCGTGGGCCTGTGCTGGCGTTAGCTAGGCCCCAGACTAGGTGGCTCGTGCCGGGAATTAAGCTGCTAGATTTTCGGGATTTTGAAGCCGAGTTGATACGTTTGGCAACGTCTTGGGGGTTCGAAGCCCCAGCCGAAGTGCCCCACACCAATGAAAGCATCCCTAAGTTTTGCGTTGATGACTTGTCGCCGGAGTTTATCGAGCGTATTAAACAATACTATATGCAGGACTACGAATTTTTCGCTAGCCGAGGCATAACATTCAACCGTTAGGACAAGACTAACATGTTCAATATACTTAAGAAAACTCCGATTATGGAGTTTATGTGCCACCCTGACTATCGGGGGGTCATCCCAGAGCCAAAACCCGCAGCTAAGTTTATGCCGGACTGGTTCAAAAAAGTCCCGATTAGTTTAAACGACCGTGACCAGTTTGGCGGTCGTAGCATGACCATAAAGCAGTGTATGCCGGTTATGGACATCATGTCGCTTGGATATGTTATCCCGCTTCAAGGCGACCTCGGGGTCGTTACCAATGCCGACAAAACCCAGATTAAGGTCACGAACCCGCCGGAGATTAAACTTGCGGAGTTCCACGACATCAAACAAGTCGGTGAGAAGACTGCTCCCGGTTTCCCTACCGCCCCGATCAAGTTCCTTAACCATTGGATTATCAAGACCGCCCCCGGATGGTCTACCCTTGTGATGCCGTTGATGAACCGATTTGATGAAGACTTTACTTGTCTCTCGGGCCTAGTGGACACGGACCGTTATGTGAAGAATATCAACTTCCCCGCTGCGTGGCATACCGCCAATTTCGATGACATTATTCCTGCTGGTACCCCTCTAGTGGTCGTAGTGCCGATTAAACGTAACACCTTCCCTAACAAGCCGATCATACGGGATATGACCACTGCGGAGTTTCAAAACGTCGAACTTATCCGTAAGCAGCAGCAGAGCCGCCGCAGCGTTTATACCAAAGAACTTAGGGAGCCACGTAAGTGATGTGGCCCTTCAAGAAACGAGAGCTTGATATCGAGTTCGTGGACTCCACATACAAAGCGTTCATGCGCAACCCCGTCATGCGCGCATCAGACGTACAGCCCCGCTGTTACGCTCCCCAGAAAGAAAAGTTTGGTAAGGTGCGGTTCCCGCAGTGCCCCAGTATGATCGACTACGCCCGCATGGGGTACATAATTCCCGCATGGGCGGACATGCACATCCTCGCCAATAAAGCCGGAGTGTCCTACCGCCTCGGCGCTAAGCAGCGCGGCTCCCCGTTTGCCGCTGGGCGTCCAATGGACGCTAGTATTATCGAGGGGGTACTCGATCCCGAAGACGACGTACCACTTACGGTTATCCACTTTGGGTCGCCATGGAGTATCTTCGCTGCAAAGGGGGTATCCGCGCTTCTAATGCCCGCTACCTACCATTCAGACTTTCTTGACGATCTCATGATATTACCGGGCGCGGTGGATTACGATAAGTTCCACACGGTCGCCATGATCTGTGCGCCTCGCCGCGCCTGCAATATCCACATCCGTGCTGGGGACCCACTACTTCATGTCCTACCCTTCCGTACAGAGGATATCAAAGGGGGCTTTGGCCCCGCCAGCATTGAACAACATGGCGAGCTAGCAAACCAGATGTACACTGGAAATTCGCAAATTTACCGTAAGATGTATCAAACCATAAAGAAATTCACGCTTTCACTTACTAACAAGACCCCGCCACCATAGGGCTAGCGTAATGTGTATGTTTGTGTTAGGGTTGTATGGCCCGAAGTCTCGGTAGAAAGTTAGTTAATGGCAAAACTTGGCCCTGTTAAGTACCTCACAATCCACTGCGCGGCTACGCCAGAAGGACGTCATGTCACGCATGAGCAGATAACAGAGTGGGACAAAGCCAAGTTCGGTCAGACTAGCTACCACTGGGTAGTCGAGCTAGACGGTATCATGCACCGCACGTTGCGAGACGACCAAAAAGGTGCGCACGTAGGCGGGGCTAACACAGGTAATATTGGTATCTGCTACATTGGCGGTGTTGATAAGAAGCTGAACCCCAAAGACACTCGTACAGATATACAAAAGAAGTCGCTTCTTACACTCGTTAGGACGTATAAGAGCCGATATCCGGGTATCATCATTCGCGGTCACCGCGACTGGCCCGGTGTTAACAAAGCCTGCCCGTCATTTGATGTAGCGGCATGGCTAAAAGAAATGGGAGAATAATTATGGGTAAGCTTAAAGGTAAAAAGACTTACATCGTTGGTGGCCTTGGTATCCTCGGTGCTGTTGCCAGCTTCCTTGTTGGTGACGCTAATGCTATAGAAGCAGGCCAGATGGTTATTACGGCTGTCCTTGGTATGACGGTTCGCAATGCAATCAGCAACGAATTTAGGTAATATCTAACCCGTAGCGAAGCGAAGGAGGGGGCTTACACATGTTTGGTTTTACCTCCTTCGCGGCTGCACCGTTTGCGGATCGTGGTGTTATCCCCGACGTTAGCGTCAGCCTAACTAGCGTCTCAGCCACTGGTTCTATCGGCACAGTTGACATTTTTGTCGGTAACGGTGAGATCGTTACAGGCGTTTCGGCTACCGGCTCTATCGACACAACAACTGTTACTGCCCGAGCCAATGTACCCCTAACTGGGGTTTCAGCAAACGGTTTGCTAGGTATAGCCTCGACACCCGAGAGCGTATCTACTACACTTACAGGCGTCTCGGCTACTGGCTCTATCGGCACAGTTACGCTAATCACAGTCATCATAAATCTCACTGGGGTCTCAGCTACCGGGGATATTGGCACAGTTACCGTAGCTGCCGCAGCCAACGCTACCGTAACAGGCGTTGAGGCTACTGGTTCTCTCGGTACAGTTAATGACTCTGCCTCAGCCAGTGTCACTCTCACAGGTGTCGGTGCTACAGGCTCCCTCGGCACTGCTGTTGTTACGATCCCCCAAAGTGTGGACGTTACCGGTGTTGATGCCACTGGATTTATTGGCACTACTAGCGTAAGACTGGGGGCTACGGTATTTTTAACAGGAGTCTCGGCTATTGGGTCTGTTACTAGCCCGCTTGTTTGGCAGCAGATAAACGATAACCAGACACCTAATTGGGTACCTGTTAACGATGGAAATACAGTGACTTGGGTGCAAATCCCAACATAAGGAACGAAGATGGCAAGTACATATAGTAACCTTAAAATCCAGTTGATGGCCACTGGCGAGAACTCCACCACATGGGGTAACGTCACGAATATCAATCTAGGTACAGCGCTTGAAGAAGCTATCGTCGGTTCGGTGGATGTAGCTTTCTCCAGTGCTGACGTCACCCTTACTTTGACGGATACTAATGCTACGCAGTCTGCGCGTAACATGCGTCTGAACCTTACAGGTACTGCTACTTCTGGCTACAACCTTATTGTCCCTGCGATTGAGAAGCCATATATCATCAACAACGCCACTGACGGCACGATCACAGTCAAGAACGCCACGGGCACCGGTATCGCGGTCCCCACTGGTAAAACCATGTGGGTCTACAACAATGGCACTAACGTAGTAGCTGTAACTACTCATCTTACATCGCTTACACTTGGTGCTGCTCTTCCGGTTGCGTCTGGCGGTACCGGCCAAAACACTTACACCGATGGTCAGTTGCTGATTGGCAATTCCACCGGCAACACGCTCACCAAGGCCACACTGACCGCAGGCTCTGGTATAGTTATCACAAACGGTGCTGGCTCTATTAGTATCGCGTCATCTGGCGGCGGGGGTTCCGTAACTTCGGTTAACGCCACAACGGCGATTAGCGGCCTATCCTTCTCGGGCGGTCCAATCACTGGGGCTGGCACCCTAACTCTTAGTGGTACGTTAGGCGTAGCAGGTGGTGGCACAGGACTTGCTACACTGACCGCAGGCGCGGTGCTTATTGGTGCTGGTACTTCGAATGTATTGTCTGTTTCCCCCGGCACTACAAATAACGTGCTTACCTCGAACGGGACTACATGGGTTTCTCAAGCCGGTAGTGGCACCGGCACCGTCACCTCAGTTTCTGTAGTCTCTACGAATGGTTTCGCGGGTACGGTGGCCACGGCTAATGTGACACCTGCTATAACGATCACGACCACAATCACGGGTATCATGAAAGGTAATGGTACCTCAGTCTCTTCGGCTACCGCTGGCACGGACTACGTTGTTCCGGGCGGCGCACTGGGTACGCCTTCATCTGGTACGCTGACAAACTGCACATTCCCAACACTTAACCAGAACACCACAGGCAGCGCAGCTACGTTTACAAGCACTAGTCAAAATTCCCAATTCAACTCTGTCGGTGTCGGCACTGCTGGCTCTGGCACTGCGGGTGAAATCCGTGCGACCAACAACGTCACTGCTTATTACTCGTCAGATGCGCGGCTGAAGGAAAACGTACAGACAATCGACAATGCTCTTGGTATCGTGTCTGCTGTTGGTGGTAAGACCTTCGACTGGACCCAAGAATATATCGCTGAACATGGCGGTGAGGATGGCTACTTTGTTCGTAAGAGTGACTTCGGTGTCATTGCGCAGGATGTGCAAGCTGTATTCCCTGTAGCCGTCCGCGAACGCGGTGATGGCACACTGGCTGTTGACTACGAGAAACTGGTCGCTGTAGCCTTCCAAGCCATTGCTGAACTACGCGCCGAGGTAGAGGCACTGAAGAATGACGCTTAACTCCTCAGGACCGATCAGCTTAGGCGGCACTGGCACAAACTCGTCCATCAACCTCGAGTTAAGCCAATCTGCCACTGCACAGATTTCAATGAACGATACCAACGTGCGTACGCTAGCTGGGGTGGCATCTGGTGCCATTGTCATGCCGACCAACTTCTACGGTAAGAGCGCGGGCGCTACTGTTAATTTCGTAAACGTAAATGTTACGGCTGCTGGTGTTCCTTCTCAATCTGCGGGGTACCAAGTCAACACAGATGGTTTTGATTACCAAAGAATTAACGGTGTCGATACACAGCTTGCCCAGTGGGTGACACCGTCTTCCGCAGGTGGAAACTACGAAGTTTTTGCAACAGTCACCAGTGGCAGTGTAAGCTCAGGCACTACAGGTTCTTGGGTCGCTACCTCTGGAAGCCCGCTGTGGACACGGGTGGCGGCTATAGCAGGCACCATCAATACTGTAGTCCTGTCTATGGAGGTTCGTGCGGTAAGCACCACTACAGTTCTTGATACATGGACCGTAACCCTTGAGGCTGAGAGGTTCTAATGCCCTTCATCAAGCTCCAGTTTAAACCCGGTGTGAACCGCGACCAGACCGACTACTCCAACGAGGGTGGCTGGTATGAGTGCGACAAGATACGGTTTCGCTCGGGTTATCCTGAGAAGATTGGTGGCTGGCTGAAGTCCTCCCCTACTGCGTTTGCTGGCGTGTGCCGCCAGATGTGGAACTGGATCACATCCTACTCGGATGACTTCCTTGCGCTTGGTACAAACGAACGTATCTATATCGAAGCAGGCGGTGTATATTACGACATAACCCCCTTTGACCCGGCGCTGGCTGGATCGAATACATTTGCGGTAACCAACACCCTTAAAGTGGTTACGGTAACCACAACAACTACGCTTCCTACATGGCTTGATACCGGCGAGACTGTTAAGATTGCTGGTTTTGCTTCGGCACTTGGTGGTATACCTATCATTCAACTTAACGGGGACCGCACCGTTACAGTAACAGGAACCAATAGCTTCACGTTCACTACGACAACGGCAGCGACTTCTAATACCTCCGTAAGTGGCGTAGGGTACACTGTGCAGACTGAAATTGCACCGGGTAACGCTATTGCCATTGGTGGTTATGGCTGGGGTGTTGGCACATGGGGGCGTGATGCTTGGGGTCTTGGTACTACCGGCGCGCCTGTTAGCCTACCGCAGCGTGACTGGTGGTTTGACAACTTCGATAACGACCTTGTGATGAATATCCGCAACGGTGCGGGTTACTGGTGGTATCGCCAAGCTACTTCCGACCCTGCGTCATCCTTGGCTACACATGCTATAACTCTGCAAGCTTACGCAACAGCCGAGAGTAAGGATGCTACTTACGTACCAACTCAAATTATGCAGTTGCTGGTATCCCAGCAGGATAAGCATCTTCTCGCTTTTGGCTGCGACTTTGGTAGCGTACTCCCTAACTCCTATGACCCACTTCTTATCCGTTGGGCTTCGCAGGATTCTCCGGGTGACTGGGTTCCATCAGCAACTTCCTCGGCTGGTGACCTTCGTGTTTCTCGTGGTTCGCGGATTGTCCGTGCCCTACCCACACGGCAGGAAATCTTAGTCTGGACCGATACCCACCTTTACACACTTCAGTTCCTCGGTACTGCGGACGTATTTGGTCTTCAGGAATATGCGGATAACATCTCCATAGCTTCCCCACGAGCTATAGCGTCTGCATCTAACGTCGTCTACTGGATGGGGCAAGACAAGTTCTATGCTTATACCGGTCGTGTTGAGACGCTGCCTTGTACCTTACGTAACCATGTGTTTGAGAATATTAACTTTGCTCAATCTGACCAGATCGTCTGCGGGACCAACGAGCAGTGGAACGAAGTCTGGTGGTTCTACCCCACGGCAGACAGCGACTATAACAACGCCTATGTCATCTATAACCACCTCGAACAAATCTGGTACTATGGCAGCATTGACCGTACGGCATGGCTTGATACTCCGCTGCGCCGCTACCCACAGGCTACAAACACGCCGGTTAGCAATGGTGGGGCTACCGTAGGTTCTGGGTATCTATACTCCCACGAGAACGGTATTGATGACGATGCTCTTCCGATTGATGCCTACATTCAATCATCACCCTTTGATATCGGGGACGGCGATAACTTCATGTTAATCCGTCGTATTATACCTGACGTTAATTTTGATGGCGCAACCGCAGCAAATGCTACAGCAACGCTAACCATAATCCCGCGTAACTTCCCCGGTGGTTCGGCCCAGTCTGACCCTACGGATAACCAGAATGTTATTGAAAGTACGCTTGGTACCTATACCGATCAGGTCTTTATGCGTGCCCGTGCGCGTCAAATGGCGTTTAAGATTAGGTCTACTGATCTTGGTGTCCAGTGGCAGCTTGGTGCGCCACGACTCGATGCTCGTCAGGATGGTTCACGCTAATGGCTATGGACAAATTCCGGTTTCCGCCGTTATCCAACGCACCGTCTGCGTACGACGCGCAATACATACGACAAGTGCTACGTACACTGGAAATTTATTTCTCGCAGCTTGACTCACGCACGCCAAACAACGCTGAGAAGTATACGGCTGATACGTTTCAGCTAAACACAACCGCGACGGTAGCCCCTACATTAGGTAGCATATCGTGGAACGCATCTGACCAGACGATTGACATCGGCATGGAATATGGCGTCATCCAGCAAGTAGGGGAAGAGCAGTATGCGCGGGTGCGTAACAATACTGGCTCGACTATCCCCAACGGGAGCGTCGTCTATTACACTGGTACGGTCCCCGATAATGCGCTTTCAGTTGCGCCTTATATAGCTAACGGTACAATCAACCAACTATATACCGTCGGCATTATGACGCATGACCTGCCTGATACAGGCCAGAAGGGTTACTGCACGACCTTTGGTTTTGTGCGTGGGCTAAATACTAGCGGATATACCGTGACGGATGTAATATACGCTTCTCCGACAACCGCAGGTGCGTTCACTAAGGTAAAGCCTACTGCGCCGAATAATGTCATTCCACTTGGAGTCGTGATTACCGTCAGCGCGACGGATGGGGTTATCTTTGTCCGCCCGACAATCGAGCAAGAACGTTACTACGGCGAGTTTACCAAGACAGATACGCAGACACCGGCTGCTACCAATACCGCTTACGCACTAACCTTTACTAGTACTGAGTTAGCACAGGGTGTCTCACGGGGAACACCGACATCGCGCATCATCATTGCTAATGCTGGCCTTTATAATTTTGCTGTATCGGTACAGATCACATCCACCAACTCTTCGCAGAAATCCATTTGGGTTTGGTTGCGTAAAAATGGTACGACCAACTTCCCAAACTCTGCCCGTATTGCGTCAATTACACTTAACAACGGGTACTTAGTGATATCACTAAACGAGGTGAACTCTATGCTTGCCGGGGATTACATCGAGGTAATGTACGCTGCGGACAACACCAACGTCAGTATCGCCACCGTTGCTGCCACGGCGTTCGCACCCGCTGCACCTGCCGCTATTCTGGCAGTCACACAGACAGAGCAATAGGTATTTTAATTTTCGGTATATTAGTGCTATAGCAGTAGTGATAAGGTAGGGAATGACGATGGACCAGCAAATGGCACAACCGTATGGCGGCATGACAGGCGGAGGATTACCTGCGCTTAGCTACCCTATGGCTCCTATGGCCCAGCAGGTTCAGTCGCAAGGTCGCGGCGAAGATACAATGCTCGTGCACATGACCCCCGGTGAGATTAATAGTCTTCAGGGCCTAGCTATGGCACACGGTGGCTCCCTTACAATCAACCCGGAAACAGGTCTTCCCGAAGCTGGTTTCTTAGGTAACATCCTTAAGAAACTAGCGCCTACACTTATTGGAGCCGCCTTAGCGGCTACTGGCATCGGTGCCCCACTTGCTGCTGGCCTTGTTGCTGCTGGCTCTGTCGCTAAAACAGGTAGCCTTAAGAAAGGTCTGATGGCTGGCCTCAGCGCATATGGCGGCGCTTCACTTGCTGGTGGTGTAGGTCTAGGCGGTTCCATTTCTAAAAACGCTTTCGGTACGCTTGGCAGTAAAGCGGGTATCTTCGGCGCTAATATGGGCCTAGGTGCTATTGCACCTACTATTACTCCTGCACTTACAAATGTAGCGACTGCTGGGGACCTTTCCAATGTAGCGGCTCAAGCTGCGCAGGGTGCTGGTACCACTGCGGCTAAACAAGGTCTTGCTGGGGTTGCACAGGGCTTTGGTCAAACAGCAGCACGCGGACTTCCGGGCGGCATCATTAGTAAGGCGGCTCCCATGCTAGCTGCTTCTGGTCTTATGCAGGGTGTTAGCGGCGCGTTGGCTCCCTCCGCTGGTGGTAGTGGTGGCGGTATACCCGGGGCAGATGGTCGGGTGGATAACTCATATCAAGGGCCGTACTACGCGCAGGATCGTAAACAAATCATGGACCCCGGTGGTGCTAACTCGTCGAAGCAGCGTCGTTTCTTCGAGGTAGCCATGCCTGAAATCTACAACACTATGGGTCAGGTTGTGCAGCCGGGGTCCAATACCGTTCGTGGTACGCAGATCATGCAGCCAATGTTAAATCCGAACGCTAAAAAATCAAAGGACGACAAGGGCAAGCCGATGTACTCATTTGTCCCTGTGGAATACCAAGGTGGTATTGCCCCTCCGCAAGGTATGGTTGCTCCCAATCAGGACGATATGTATAACTACACGGGCTACGCTCACGGTGGTGAGGTCCAGCTATCCGATGGAGCCTTTGTACTCGATGCCCGCACGGTGTCTGAGATTGGTAACGGTAGCAGCAATGCTGGTATGGAAGCGCTTAGCCGCATGGGTGGTCGCCCAGTGCAAGGCCCGGGTGACGGCGTAAGTGATAGTGTCCCTGCCCGTATTGGTAGGGATCAACCTGCTCGTGTTGCTCGGGACGAAGTAATTATGCCCGCAAATGTGGTTCGTCGCATTGGTAAGGGTAACCCCCAACGGGGTGCAGATAAGCTATACGCTCTTATGGACAAGGCGCATAAGGCACGGAAACAGGCAGGGCGTGGTCACGATACCAAGCTAGCTCGTGGGTTAGGATAATTTGTAATGGCTACTAGTACACAAAATGTTACCAACGTTACATCGAACATCGGTGCGGCTCAACAGCCGTACTATAACATGGCTATGCAAGGTGCAGCAGGGCTGCTCACTGCTCCGACCCCTCTCTATGACCGTGACCGCCTTGAGGGATTCACGCAGCAGCAGAAAAACATACAGGGTCAAATAGCTGGGATGCAGACACCGGGCCAGTTTGGTCAGGCTACAGACCTTACAAACCAAGCTGGGATTGCGGCGCTAAACGCAGGTAATTACGACCCTGCTGCTCAGTATGGCGCTACCAGCTACGCTCCCGCTGCTCAGTATGCCCCTTCGCAGTTTGGTGTGCAACAGGTCCAGAACCCAAACCTTAATACGTATCAGATGAATCAAGCTCAGCAGTTTGGTAATGAACAAGCTCAGCAGTATATGTCGCCTTACTTCCAGAATGTGCTGGATGTCCAAAAGCAGCGTGCCCAAGAAGACGCTCAGAAATCCCAACTGATGCAAAACTTGGGTGCGAGCCGTCAGGGTACTTATGGTGGTAGCCGCCAGCTTCTTGCTGGGCTTACCCGCGAACGTGATCTTGGTCGCCAGATGGGTGATATCCAAGCTGCGGGTCTTCAGTCTGCCTATGACAACGCCCAGCAGCAGTTTGAGCGTGACCGCACCGCAGGGTTCAACGTCAACAACGCCAACCTCAATGCAGCGCTTGGTGTACAAGAATTGGGAGCTAGAAATAGCCTTCAGTCACAGCTTGCTAATCAGCAGTACGGCCTTGAGGGTCAACGCCTTGGTGAACAGTCTCGCCAGTTCGGTGCTGACTTCGGTGAGAAATCCCGTCAGTTTGGTGCTGACTTAGGTGAGAGGTCGCGCCAGTTCGGTGCTGACTTTGGTGAGAAATCTCGGCAGTTTGGCGCAGCACAAGCTCTTTCCTCTGCTCAAGCGGCAGGGCAGATGGGTCAGACACTTGCCAATATTGGTCAGGTACAGCAGCAGGCGGATGCCCAGCGTCTTGGAATGCAGCAGTCGACGGCTGCGCAGGAGCAGGCACTTGAGCAGCAGAAGCGCGACCTTGACTATGCGGACTTCCAGAAGGAAGCTAACGATCCGTACGCACGGCTTCAACAGTACATGAACCTGATGAGCGGTGTGCCGAACGCTATGAACACCACGACAACGACGAGCGCACCGGGACCCGGCCTTGCACAACAGCTTGCGGGTGCTGGACTAGGTGCATATAGCACGTACAAGATGTTTAGCGGAGGTTAATAACGATGGCTCAACCATTCATGATCCGGCCACCGTTGGAACTACTTCTTGCTTATAAGAACGACCTACAGGCTATGGCGCGGGCTACGCAGGAGGGATATATGTCCCCACTGGAACTTACCCTAGCGGCCCAGAAGAAGAAAGAGATGGACGCAGCGGGGCAAAGTGCGCAGGCTCCTACACAGACTGTAGCTGAGAAACTTTTAGGTACTCAAGCCCCTCCCCCTCCCCCACCTATGGGTGGCGTTGGTGCGCCTCCTCCGATGCTAATGCAGGGTCCACCTGCTGGTCTTGGTGCTACACCGGAAGCTGCGCAGATGCAGGCTCCTATGCCCGCTATGGGCGCACCTGAAATGCCTATGGAAGAGGCACCGATGGGTATGGCTGAAGGTGGTATGGTTCCCCCTTACGCTTCGGGCGGTGGGCTTTCCCAAGCTCCGATACCGGCTGGTATGTTTGATGAGCCTAATAACGGTGGCTATGCCAACGGTGGTATCGTTGCGTTCGGTGCTGGTGGGTACAATGATTTCCGTAAAGCTATTGTCGCACAAGAAAGCGGTGGCCGCTACGGCATACCAAATAGGCAGGGGTCAGGAGCTATGGGTATTGGGCAGATTATGCCTGATACTGCTCGTGCGTTGGCCAAGCGCCTTGGCCGCGAATATCGTCCTGACCTTCTTGCAGGCACCGATGAGGCTTCACGCGAGTATCAAAACGCCCTTACTGATGCGGCTACGAAAGAGGCATGGGAATACGGTAAGGGTGACGCACAGACTGCCGCTAAGTATTATTTTGCTGGGCCTAACAAAAAAGGTTGGGGCGATAAGACCGCGAAGTATGGGGCTGATATCCTAGGTCGCCTTGGCCAAACTGCTCCCGCTACCGCAGGTGCCTCCGCAGCCGCAGATGAAGGTGCTATTACCCTCGCAAGTGTACCAAACAGTAACCTTGCAGGTGAGATGGTGCCTGCATACGAGCGTGCTGGTGAGTTCTACGACAAGTTTATGCCTAAGCCTAAGACTGCGGCTCGGGATAAGCTGAAGGCGCGTGTTGAAGAAGGCTTGTCAGAAGAAAGCCAGAAGAAAGAAAAGAACTACGATAAGTGGGCCACTTTGGCCGAGATCGGGTTCAACATCGCTGGCTCTAACTCACCTAACTTCTTACAAGCTGTCGGCGCTGCCGCAAGTGCTGCCCTTCCGGGTGCTAAAAAATCAAAGGAAGCTCGTGAAGCACGCTTTGATAAGTACCTCAGTCAGTACGCAGAGATCGAAGGTATCGAGAACAGCGAAGCTCGTGAGCGCGTCAAGTTCATGCTTGACCTCGGTAAGACAGAGCTTGACCTTAAGTACAAGGATATGACGCTTGATAGCGACGTATGGAAGGCGTTGGTGCAAGATAACCGTACGCGCATAGGTCAGATCAATGACTATAACGCTAGCATATACGGCACTAACAAGGGTTTCGAGGCATCCATGGCTGGGAACTCAGCACAGTCAGATGCGATTCTGAAGCAGGGTTATAATCTTGCCTATCAAGCGGCGGGAGAAGATGTTAAGTCCATGCCCGAGTATATAGAAGGCGATGCAGCCACGCGGGAAAAGATTTTTAACGACGCTCTTAAACGTAGAATATCTGCATACCAGAGGATGGTTGGCGGCGGTTCAAGTTCAGACACACAACTACCTCCCGGATTCCAACGGGATAAATAATAACTCAAAGGGGCACTAAATGCCGCAGACTGCAACGAACCCGAAAACCGGCGAGCGTATTGTACTTGTCGGTGATAAGTGGGTGCCTATTACTGAGACGGCAACAAACAAAAAGACCGGTGAGCAGATCGGCCTTGCTGGTAACTCATGGGTAACGCTTAAAGCTGCACCTGAACCTACCCCCGTGCCTGAGAAGCAGAAACAGAAGTTTGCCCCCAGTGTGATTGAGGAAGTCCCAGTCGTTGGCGGAGCTTTGTCTGGTATTGCGGACATTCCACTTGGTGTTGCGACGGGTGTTGCCACCATAGGTAAGACTTTCACTGACCTTTTTGGTGCGGATAACGCAGCATCTGACGCCATGGAAGCCTTTGGTAAAGGTGCTGACGAACTACGCTCCGCTGAAGCCCGTGAAGATTCCGCTACAGACGCAAGGGAAATGTCCGAAGCTGAAGGATTTTGGGAAGGCGCTGGCGCTGCTGGTAGGGCGTTTATACGGCATCCTCTTGACACTACAGCTAACTTAGTTGGTACCGCTGCTCCCGCCGCTATTGCCTTTGTCGCGGCTAGTGCCGCTGCACCCTTTACTGGTGGTGCTAGCTACATACCTCTACTTGCCGCAGCGGGCGTAGGTGCTGCTTCAGGCGTTGGCATGATTAAGGGTGACATCTACGATGCTACGCTCGCCCGTGCCAAACAGTCAGGTCTTTCCGATGCGCAAGCAGAAAAGATTGCGGAAGAAGCGCAGGCTTATGGCGGTGAAAATATAGATATGATCGCCCTTGGCGGCGTCATTGGCGGTGCTGCTAGTGCAACGGGTGCTGGCCCTCTACTCGGTAAAATGATTGCCGGTAAAGTCCTTAAGGATGTAACTGCCAAGATTACGGCCCGCACTGCCGCCGCTGCCGTCGCTGCCCGCGCTACTGGTGCTGAGGTAGCTGAAACGGCTGTAGAAACAGGGGGCAAGGGGATTGTCCGTCGCGGAGTAGAAGGTTTCCTTGTTGAAGGTGTTCCTGAAGGTATTCAAGCTGGGCAGGAAGCGCTAGCCGAGAACCTTGCCCAAACTCGCGCTGGTTTCCCAACTGATCCAATGAAGGGCGTGCTCTCGCGGGCCGCTTACGAAGGCACACTTGGCGGTATTATTGGTGGTGGACTCAACGTTGTATCTGGCCGTGAAGAAATCACAGACAAGCGCCAAGAGCAAATTGATGATGAAGAACGCCGTGCTATTCAAATTGAAGCTGCCTCTGGCGGAGTAGGGGAAGCTTACGAAAAAGCTGTAGCACGATATAAATCCGAAGGCGTTCCAGACCGCGAAGCTAACCTTAAAGCAGGTCAAGACATTCGCGCCTACATGGCGGAACGGAGAAATATAAATGAGACAATCACTGATGCTACAACTGACGCCGGAGGAACTGAGTCAGGCATTTCTAGTGGTGCTGGGGCGGCACCCTCCGATATGGCCGGGAGTGCTGGCGAAACTGACAGAGGACCAGTGGGAACTGGTGGACCTACTGTTGGACCAGATATTGGAGTTGAAGGATCGCAGCAGCGTACATTAGACGAAGCCAAGCAAGTTCTTACCAACAAGAAGGTGCCGCTGACCGTACGCGTTGACACGGCTAGGCAACTACTGAACGACACGATACTCAACAATCCCCTTGTCAGCGTCAACGATATTGACCAAAAGCAGTTTGACGCGGCTAAGAAGCAGCTTGCGAACGGTAAGTACGACGGTGACCCCATGGCTGCACTGGAGGCGGTCACTGGCAAGTCGTTCACTGCTCCGGCCCCTACCACAGCGCCTGTAGGACCTACTCTTGACGAGGTGGCTAAAGCTCCGGTGGCTGATGCTATCAAAGCTGCTACGCAGCCAAACCCTGCCAATGTGGTTCCGGGTATCGCAGAAACTGCGGCTCAAGACTTGGGCATCGCTTCTGAGCCTGCTCCTATCGTTGCACCTGCTGCGGCGATACCATTAACAGAAGAATCAGTAGCGGCTCAGCCTACACCTACTGTAGCAGACGTTACACCTGAAGACGTCGCACTTACCCCTGCGCCTGAAATGGCGGCTGAAGAAGTTGTGGCCGAGGAAGTTGCACCAGAACCTACCAGCGAAGAAATCCTTGCGAATCCTGTTATATTTGGGCGTCAAGAAGCCGAGCGCCGTGGGCTTGATGCGTCTATGTTTAACGAAGGTGTGCGGGATGTGATGCAGGGGCGTGACCTACTGCCTGACGAGTTGATCCTTGAGAAGCAGGGGCAAGAGTATCTTGATGCTTATAAGTCCGGGGTAGACTGGACAAGAAACCTGCAAGCTGCGCCTGAGATGGCTGCTGCGCCTGAGATGGCTGCTGCGCCTGAGATGGCTGCTGCGCCTGTACAGCCAGCACCCGTTGCGGCTGCACCCGAGGAAGCGCTTGAAGACGCGCCTGAAGACAAGGCTGCAAATCTAGAAAAAGAAATTAAACGCGCTGGCGAAGGGTATTTCGACGAAGACACTGAGGAGCAAGTTGCTCCATCCATCAGTAAAAAATCTTACCAAGCGCTGATGCTTAGGCTTAAGTCAAAGAACCCTGATCTCGAAAAGATTGATGCGGAGTTTGACGAAGCTATCGGTGCTAACAGCTACCAAGCTAGCCGTAGCGGCAAAGCCACTGTAGGTATGGCTGTCGAGGACCTCGTAGCTCACATCAAGGACCTTACGAAGAACTGGCGTGCTAAGATTGGCATCAAGGTTATTGGTACTATTGACGAGCTTCCGGCCACACTACGCAAGGCTGTCGAGCGCGATGGTATGGAAAGCGTCCCTGCTTTTGTGTCCCCGGATGGCACAATCTATTTCATTGCCAATAACATCGACACGTTGGAAGAAGCTAGCTCGGCTGTCTACCATGAGTCGCTTGGACACCTTGGTCTGCGTGCGCTGTTCGACACACGCTTGGATGAAGTGCTTGCTCAGATTTATAGGACCAATAAGAAACTGCGCGAGCAAGCTGACCAGTGGACCTACGACAACCCCGGTGTCTACGCTAACGATAGAAATCCAAACCTACGCGCATTAGAAGAAGTGCTCGCAGAGCAGTCAGAAGCTGGCCGTGTAGATGCCTCTGTCTGGGCTAAGGTAAGCGCCGTCGTTAAGGACTTCGGTCGCCGCATTGGTTTAAAGCTGGACTATAGTGACGCCGAAGTGCGTTCGATTCTAGCTATGGCACACGACCAAGTCATCGACGGGAACAGCGAAAGCACCGTCATCAAGGGCCTGCGCTACATGGTCAATGGCTGGCATGGTAGCCCGCACGACTTTGACCAGTTTTCTTCCGGTAAAATCGGCAGTGGTGAAGGCCATACTGCTTTTGGTTGGGGTCTATATTTCGGCAGTTCGCGTGCAGTGGGTGAGCATTACCGTAACCAAGAAGCAGGTAAGCGGATCACTATTGATGGCCAGAGTATGGCAAAGGGCAAAGGGCGTCGGTTTATTGAATACGGCGGGGACTTCACACCCTCAGAGCGCCGTGCCCTACAATTCCTTCGTGACAGCGGCACTTTGGATAATACCCTAGAGCGCCTACGGCGCAGGGCTAGCAAGTTCTATACTGCTGAAGAGCAGGCTATTGCGAACGATATGGCTGATACCCTTAACAGACTGCGTGATGAAGGCCGACTGCAAACCGTCGATGGGAAGCTATATGAAGTGCAGCTTACTCCAAGCGAAGACGAGTATCTGGACTGGAAAGAACCCATTAGTAATCAGTCTGTCAAAGTGCAGGAAGCTCTCGCATCTCTTGGGTTTGTAAGCGATGATGGACGTTATCCACTTACGGGTGCAGACGTATATAACCAGTTACGGCGCAAGCTTGGCTCTAAGAAAGAAGCTTCTTTGGCTCTTCTGGAAGCTGGTATACGAGGTAACCGCTATCCCGACAGTATATCTCGTACGCGGGAAGTCCAATCCTACAACTACGTAATCTTCGACGGTGCTGACGTTGAGATCGTCAACAAGTATATGGCGGGCAGAGCCAAGAAGAAAACCGAGACTGCAACAGTGCAGCGCCTACGGCGCAAGCTGAAAACTAGCCACTATGCTGCTGATATGAGCGCTACGGCTGGTGATATGTTCTTCCAAACTCGGAGCGGTAAAGGGCAGATTGAACTTCTGGACTCCGCTTGGAAAGCGATGAAGAACAAGTCGCGTCGTTTTGTTATTGGCTATCTGTACTATAGTCGGGACGTTATTCGTGCGATCAGCAAGCTGTCGCCGCCTGTTGCGCGTAAGCTGAGCCTTGTGAACGAACTTATGCACCGTATGGATGGCTTCCGTAACATAGGCCTTAAGACGCTTACCTATAACACCCTACGGTACAGCAAGTTCAACGCCAAGTTTAAGGAAGGCGGCATTTTGCTGTCCGACCTAATTAACGGTTCTACCTTATCGTCAGTGGACCCACGCCATGCGTCACTCGCAGCGGCTATGGCTGCGGATATCAAGCTTACCGAACTAGTCAAGGAAGGTGCATCGAAAACCCGCATCGACAATCGTAAGGCCCTAATCAAAGAAGTTTACGATATGTACGATAAGCTCGGCACTCCCGAGATGGGCAACGGTGAAGGCCAAAGTATCTACAAGATGGTAATGGGTGGCTTTGAGCGTTCGTTCGATAACGAGTACAAAGCTATTGTATCTAATGTGCGCCAGTCCGGCTTGCCTGCGGATCGTATCAAGCAAGCAGTTAAACTGATTACCGAGATGTATGCCACGGCAAAGAGAAATGCTCCTTATGCCCCTCTGTTCCGTACGGGGCAGTTTTGGTTGCGCGTTGGTAAAGGTAAGAACCGTCGTGTGTTCCGCTTCGAGAGCGAGATTCTGTACCAACAGGGTATGAAGGACGCGATCAAGTGGTTACAGGAAAACGGTGACACGCGCAGCGCCGCAGAAATTAAAGCAGACGATAAGGTCTTTAACTTTGGCCGGGATGTTGACGGGCTGGAAGCTGACTTCATGCGCACGGAGCCTTCTGACGTTCTGAAGAACGTGTTCCAAGAAATCGACAAAGGTGGCTTGGCTGACGGCGCGGCGATTAAGGATATGATCTTCCAGCTTTACGCTGCGTCATTACCTAAGGGTACATTGTACGAAAAGATGCAGCACCGTGAGGGTGTCGAAGGTTTCTCGGCGGATACGCTACGTGCGTATATTGACGCCCAGATGGCTACGATCAACCGTCTAACTCACTTGAAGTACGCATCGAAAATCCGCCAGACCATTGGTGAGGCATATGGCCTCATGTCTGGTAATCCAAACCGCGAACAACTTGAACCTTACGTTGATGAGATGGCTATCCGCGTAGCTGAAACCTTTAGTCCGGACATCAGTAAGTTCGACCCGCTCGCACGCTTGGCAAATAAGGCGACGTTCTTCTACCTGTTGACGTCCCTCAAATCGGCATTGGTGCAGTTCTTCCAGCTTCCTACTGTGGCAATGCCCGCTCTTGGCGCACGTTATGGTACGGTGCAGACTGCGGCTGTGGCTGCGCGATACATCGCAACCATTGGCAATAAGTTTGGTACGTCTAAAGTCGACGAAGATGGCAACATCGTTACCAACTGGGGTCAGCCCACCATGGGCGACAGTAAGTACGTTAACGAGAACAAAGACCCAGAGATGCGCGAAGCGTTGAAATTCGCTTTTGCCGATGCACGCGAGCGCGGTATTCTCGACACTACCTTTGCTGGTGACATGGTAAGCCGTAAGTCCGGACCAAGTGCCAACTACCAAGGACGTCCTGCTAAGATTAGTAAGTGGGTATTCGACTTTATGTCCGGTGGTATCCACCACTCGGAGCGCATTGCGCGTGAAATTGCGTACATGTCGGCGTTTGAGTTGGATTACGCCATGCGCCGTAAAGGTGGCATGGACCATCAGACTGCCATGGGTGTTGCTGCGGATACCGCTGCTGACTTGACGCTTGAGACGATGTTCGACTTCGCTGAAAGCAGTAAGCCTCGTGCTATGAAAGGCCCCGCTGGCCGCGTTGCGCTCCAGTTCTTCTCGTTCCCAATTCAGATTGCGTCGATGCTTACCCGTACTTTCTTAAATACAGTGTCGCTACTTCCGAACCCAGAGCGTAAGGTTGCAGCTAAGCAATTCTTTGGCATCATAGGTATGACATGGATGTTCGCTGGTACCGTAGGTATGCCCGGTTACAGCTTCATGATGGGGCTTATGACCTCGCTCCTTGCAGCGGCTGGCCTTGCTGACGATGATGACGATGATAAGGGCAATAATGCGCTAACCTCCCGCAACCTTGACCTGTGGTTCCGTGAGAAATTCTTACCTGAGTACTTCGGCCCTGATAGCGACCTAGCTAACGACTTGGGTCTTGATAAGGAGCAGGCGCAAACCCTCACGCGTGCGGTCAAGATGGGACCACTTTCTGCGGCTACGAATCTAAATATGGGGTCATCGGTTGGCCTTGATGGTTTGTTTTTCCGTGACGACACACCAGTGGATACCAATGAGGAAGCTTTACGGTCTTTGTGGTACACGCTTTCCCTCGGCGCAACCGGTTCGGTGCTTCGCAACTTTATACGCGGTGGGGAGTATATGATGGCGGGTGATTGGCAGAGGGCTGCTGAGAACTTTACTCCTGCACCAGTGCGCAATGCACTTATAGCGAAGCGGCTTGCATCTGAAGGTTATATCACGCCGTCTACGAACGACGTTGTCGCTCCAGTGGAAGAATACACGTGGGGTAAGATTGTCGGGCAGGCTATCGGCTTTGGCCGTACCGACATAGCTGACATTCAGAAGAGCAACCTCCTCGCCAAGAAGACGGTACTTAAGATTGAGGATGAACGCGCTGACTACATCAATAAGCTAGACAAGGCTTATCGGGATATCACCCTCAAGCGTACCAGCATGGAAGATGGTAAAAAGAACATCAGCAAGGTCTGGAAAGACATCTCCAAGTGGAACGACAGTACCGACTTTATTCGCCCAATCTTCTTGGATAACTGGGAAGACAGTATCGAGACCCGTAGTGAAGACCGTGCTCGGTCAATGCAAGGTCTACGTGTATCGAAGGACTTTGATCCCTACGTACGTGGCTTGCTAGAAAAGAACCGCTAAAATGAAAAAGGCCCCCACCGGAGAGGTGGGGGCCGAGTGATGCCTAACCGGAAGGAGCAGCTTCCGTTCCATGCAGTATCATACTGACCAGATACGTAAACCCTTAATTCCATCTTCGACTACGATTTTTATCAATATCTTGATACGTAGGCGCTTGGTAACCACTAGGACTTGTGCTCTGGCGCGTTTGGAGTCCAAGCAGGGGAGGAAAATAGACGCCCCCCGCTTGAACGCTTTCCAGTTTATGTCGTAACTAACCCCCTGCACTTGCATCTTCTACCTCAGCTACTTTGGGAAGAAGATTACCCATATCTAGGAAGCCGCCGATAGATGTGTCAAAGATCAACGCCTGTACGCCAGTAGTAGTAACCTTCATACCCTTAGTCATCCGCTTGACGTCAGACCGCAGAAACACGCCTTCTTCTTTAAGCTTCTTCAGCGTTTCTTTGTAGTTGATCTGGTAGATGACGCAGTATTCTTTAAACTTCTTAGCTGTGATGAACATCAACTTGGTATCCGGCTCAAACCGAATTACCAATTCACCCCTTGGTTCCATACGCGGGATAAACTCCATGTTGCTCCGCTGGTCCACCACATCGTCAACAACGAGAATGTTCTGCATATACCGGTTGATAAAGTCCCCGATGATCTGGGCAGTGTTAGTCGCTGGTGCTTCAATTTCCTCACGCAGGCCCACAACCATGGCACAAGCCCACTGGTACAGGCTGTTCATATCCCAGTCGATAAGGCCAAGCATCTTGGCCACGAAGCCAGCAGTTAGGTTAGAGGCTACACCTGCCGACCAGAAGCGTTCCCGCTGCGTTAGCTGCAATTCACGGTCCAGACGCGCTTGGATTGTCATGCAGGCTTCTTCTATCTCTTCCAAGTTCTCTAACACATACTTGATGAAAATAGGACCGGCGTGGCCATAATTCTCCATCAACTGCTGGTCGAACATGGCCTTGCCAACATCCGTTGCAATCGCATCCGTGGGGTGAATACGATACTCTATGAGCCGCATCATTTCCCCGTCAGGTGAGCCTTTAAGGTTAGTCAGCTTCTCGTAGAAGGAAGCGTTGGACGAGCATAGCGAGATTGTCTGCCATGTTGTGTCGTTGATGCGGAGTTCATTACCCCCAGCAGTCATACGCTCCTTACCCTTACCTTGGGACATACCGTAAACCAGTTCGGAGAACTCTTCCGCTGGCATGTTGGTGATTTCGTCCACACAGAACGGCAGGTTACGCATAATGGCTAGCCACTGCATCTTAGCATTCAAAGTGTCTGACTTCTTAGCAATGAGTTCTGTCGGGTGTCCGTATACGCTCATAGCCATACGCAGGGCGGTGGTCTTACCCGTGCCGCTCTCGGGACTAACGAGGTTAATAGCCGCGCCTGTCTGGTTAAGGAACCTAAGCAGTGGTGAGCCAAACGCGCTCAAAGCGGCAAATGCGTGGCCTTCCATGCCGGGACGCCCGTAGAGTGCCCAGACTTCTTTCCACTTATCCAACGAACCCACTGGGCCCATCTGCTTTGCCATGCTGGTCGTTACGTTAGACGGAGGGCTATAGAGTACCCCGTCCTTACTGATCTCCTGATCTCCGATGATAAACTTGCTGTTGTTGTCAGCCCATCCAAATTGATTACGCATAATTTCCATTTTCCTTATATCTTGCATTTTGATTACCGACTTGAGGGTGTAGTCCATCAATATATCGAAGGTCTTACCCGCAGCGACGATGCTGTAGGTAGATATAGCCTTACGAAGCATATCTTTGGAGGTTACCTCATTGAGGGGAACCAAGAAGTCCTCGACACCATCCTGCGGTAGATGGCGACGGAAGACGATTATTTCACCGTTTTTCGCGTCCCGCATACGTTTTAAGGCATAGAAATCGTAAGGGTATACGAGAATAGGGTCTGCCTCGGTACCATCCTCCCCCTTTGCGCCTACACGCCAGATACCCCCACCCTCACCGCGAAAATAAGGGAATGGGTACTTGGGTATTGTTAGCGTCTCTGACCTTGGTCCTTCTGGCGTATCCAGAATAACGTCGACTAGGTCAGAGGTCGCTTCCTTGACAACTTTGCCAAGATACTTTGGCCCGAGGATTTGCCCCTTCCACTTACATCCTTGGCACAGCGCAGGGGCCTTACCTTCAAACTTGGCACAGCTAGTTGCGCCTCTGATGGTGGCTACCTTAGCGTCCAGTCGGTCTGGGTCGTATTCGGGATGCCCCTCGGACATCATATGTACTGCTTTATCCGCGTCTTCGCACTGGGCAGCAACCGAGATGGCGTGAAACCACTCGTAATAGTCTATCGTGGCCCGGTTGGTGTAGGCATGAATAAGCTGGTTACAGCCGTCACCCTTAGCACTACGCGTCATAATCTTGCCGAAGTTGAACTGAGTGCTGGCGCTCATAGCCTTACCAAGCTCGGTCGGCTCCCACTGCTTCTTAGGCGCAGCCTTCTTGACGCCCATAAGCTTGACCATCTCGTCAAAGCTAACCGGCTCGGCGGCTCGCATTACCTCTACTAGCTTAGGTGTAGAGTCTTTAAAGTTATATGTGCCCGGTATCCTTAAGATGCGCGACGCATCGAATACCGCTGGGTCCACATAAAAGTCATGGGTGTAGCATAGGTCACGTAGGCGCTCAGCGGCAGGTTCCCACTCTTCGCGGGTCACATCTCGGTCAAGTGCCCAGTATGCGTGTATACCGCGCCCCGAGCTTACGATGGTGGGTTTAGGCAGGCCGACAAGGTTGCGGAACTCAAGTAGGGCAATGGCCCCCTCTCGCTGCGTAGCATACCCATCGGGGCGTCCGGTCTTGTCGCTTACAACCGCTTTGGCCTCACCGCAGTCGATGTCTAACCACAAAGCACGAAGTGATAGTACGTTGTCCTTGGTGCGGCCTGCGTCCGTCTTAAACTTAGCCACCCCGAAAAACACATTGCGTTCTTGGGCTAGGTACTGGGCTGCAACACGGTCTGCTTCCTCGCGGGTTTCGACCAATGATTGTTTAACTACGTTATCTTTTATACCTACGATTGCGAACCACCCATCGGATGGCTGCACCGCAGACATTAGGTCAAAATTCTCCATGGCATCACTCTCTGTCGCGGGGTTTACCCGCCAACTAATTCACATCTTGAAAGGCTCAATTAGGCAGTTGAGCGATGTATTTTTGGATCAGCCCAACAAACTCGCCCTGCGGGATACTACCCCCGCAGAACCAGTTGTAGACAGTCTGACGAGTAGCACCTAGGTCATCGGCAGCTTTGCTCACCGGGATTCCATGCTCAATACACTTCCTCCCTAACTGCACACCCAAGTGTTCCTCGTCAGCCTGTTGGTTGGCCTCAACCAGCTTAACGCTGTAGCCGTAACTCATTACTACTCCCCACTACCCCATGCGCTGATAACCGACGCAAGGCTTTCTGATGCTGCCACAGTTTCGGTCTTAGATGCAACACGCTTTTTAGGTTCTTCGATTTCTTCTTCGGGTTCATCCGAGCGAGAAACCTGTGGCGCTGGTTCAGGTGCGGGTGTAGGTGCTTGCTTCTTAACGCCATCCTGCGCAGCTACGGTCAGTTCGCACAGACGCTTGGTCGATGGGTCCTTCTGCACCTGCTTCACGAGGTCGTACTCGTCGTCGTTCAATCCACGAACAGGCGTGAAAAGAAGTTCCATGGAGTCAGCGTTCAAGTCATAGCTGATGTTAGTGATTACCGAATCTGGGCTTTCATGGTGGCCAAGCAGATACTTCACATAGCTTTCGAACGGATGCACGTTGCCGACACCCTTACCGAAGAGCGACTTAGCAGGGACGTTGAACTGATAAACTTCGCCAGATGTATCACCAGCGAGTAGCACTGCGATGCGGCGCTGGAAGCGGCAAGCACGACCCTTACCGTTCTGACCCGAGCCGACTACGTTCATGTCACATACCGTGCAGTTAGCAGCTTGCCTGTTACCAGCAGATGCTTCTGGCTTATCACCATCGTTCGACCAGCAATCTGGCAATGTCGGTTTTGCATTGGGGTCGTATGCCCCAGCGTAGAATGTACGCGATACCTTGGGCAGCGCATGAACGATGATGACATTGATATCACCACGGACTGCATCACCAATCTGCTCACCATTGATTAGGCGTTTGAACGTGCCGTTGGTGTTGGTCTGGATACGACGAGATGTGGTGCCACTAGTCGCAAGCGACTTAGCAAGTTCACTGAGTTCACGACGACCGACTGACGTTGAGACGGCACCGGCTTGCTTAAAGATAGATACTTCGTTTGACATGGGTATATCCCCTTACTTTCCTGTTGGTTTACGAACTTGGATAACAAATTTGCGGTCAGCTTGAAGGCCAATCGGAAGCGAGTCTGGGTTTTCATCCAAGAACTGCTTCATATTACCGTTGTGGATGCGCTGCTCAAGAAGGAATGGCACATCGTTTTCACGAATGAACTCGTACATCCTCTCCCAGTCGGTGGTCCAATAACGGGTATTTACACGGCGGCTAACTGTACCCGCCGCTGTACGTAGGCTGTCAGCCTGTAGGGAGTTACAAACCCCTAGCAGTGCATCGCTGACAATGTCGAGTTGCTCACGCAATCCAGATATATCTGCTTTGTGGGCTTCTTCTTTCTCCGAGATAGCTTCGCGTATCTTACGGTACGCAGCCACCATCTCCTCAACGGATTCATCGGTATTCATGCTTTGCTCCTTGGTTGGCTTTTATATTCTTACAATACTCTTTGACAATGTCAAGCAGCATCAATCATCATTTGACGATATAAGTCAATAATCCTTTCGTGGTTGTTGATGTTGCCTTGCAGCATGGAGAAAAGGCGGTCCTCCACCTCGCTGCCCCTGATATGCACAATGGTCATTGCGTTCTTCTGTCCGGGGCGGTTGATGCGGGCGTTAGCTTGCAAGTATGTTTCTACGCTTGTCACTGGGGCATACCAGATGATTGTGTCTGCTGCCGTAAGCGTAAGTCCGTGCGATGCAGCCTGTGGCTGGATGATAAGCACATGCGGGTCTTTGCGAGTCTGGAACTGGTCGACGATATCTGAGCGCTTGTTGAGCGGCACCTTGCCGTTGATGACCTCGCAGGGGATGCCAGCTTTCTCCAGCCTAGCGCGTAGTAATTCGATGGTGTGGGTGAATGGCACGAAAACCAGCACCTTGTTCGCGGCTTCCTCAATGACTTCCAGCACCACGTTAAGCCGGTTAGATACATCGAACTCTATGACTTCTCCAGTATCCGCATAGACCGCACCACCACTAATCTGGAGCAGCTTGTTAATCTTAACCGCTGCGTTGACTGCGCTAATCTCTTCTCCGCCAGCCTCAATCAGCATCTCGTTCTTGAGTTGCAGGTAGTACTTCTTCTGCTGCGGTGTGAGCGGTGCCTCGCGTTCAATGAACGTAACCTCTGGCAAGTCGAGGCAGTCTTTCTTCTCAAACCGGATAGCGGGTTGCAACACATTATGGACGACACGGTCTGAGTTAGGCTTTGGAACCCATTTGAACTGGGTCAGCTTCATCATGACTTGATCTCGGAACGCACCATAAAAGGTAGGGCAATTCTGTGGGTTCACCAGCTTGGCTAAGCCGTAGGCGTCTATAGGGGACTGCGCAGCAGGCGTACCTGTAAGCATCCATAGATACGGGTTTAGGTCTTTCATTATCACCGCCAGCGTCTTCCAACGGTTGGTCTGTGCGTTCTTATAGGCGTTAGCCTCATCTACGACGATTAAGTCGAAGTCGCCGTTGCGGACCACATCCTCTACGATAGCTAAGCCATCAAAGTTTAGGATGACAAACTCGGCACCAGCCTCAATGATTTTCTTGCGGGTCTTGGCATCGCCGTGAGCAACGCTACACGAACGGTGCATCGCAAAGGTAAACAGGTCACGCTGCCATGCCGACTTCATGATTGACAGGGGGCACAGAACTAGGACGCGCTTGATCTTACCTAAGTTCATTAGGTAGTCTGCTGCCCATATGACGCTGGCCGTCTTACCTGTACCCTGCTCGTTGAAGCAGAAAGCGCGCCTGTTGGCTGTCAGAAAAGACGAAGTGGTCTCTTGGTGCGCAAACGGCTTATGCTTACCCGTCCACTTGTAGTCCCGCGTGATGGGGGAGGGAGCGTTCTTGTAGCCTAAGCCAGCAAGGATTTGCACTTCATGCAGCCCCCACTTGACGGCCACCTTGTTGTCCTCGATTGCTGCGCTGTTTGGTATTACGTGGGTAATGATGTCAGGCTCGTTGGTTTCAAAGACCAACGCTTTATTATCTACGATTTGCACGGTGTATCTCCACCTATATGTTATTTTTTCTTTTTGCGTTCCCGCGTACTAGTTTCAGATACTAGGTTCTTCTTGCTATCCCGTTTGAAGGAGCGGTTGGCCGATGCGCTTTCTACGCGCAGTCCGGTCTTGTTAGTACCACCCTTATCGAATGCCTTAACGTGAGCGACGTCTTTACCGTCGCCCTTATGGACCTTACCAGCTTTCATCATCTTGGCACGGGCACTGTTACGCGCAGCGCGGTTCTTCTTCTGCTGTTCAGTACCTTGGTACGTATCGTACTCTTTGCGATAGTCACGGGCCATTAGCGTCTCCTCGGGCGGTGGTGTTCGCATTCTACCACAGGGCACCAGCCACATAAAGGGCTGCTTTTAGGGTTCCACACACCACTAAGCTGGGCGTGTTCCAGTCGGCCCAGTTCGTCAGCGAACACGTTTAAGTACGCGTCCATCTCCTCCCGTACATGAACCTTCTTAATAAACTCGTTGCTTACTACATATGCTAGAGCAGACTTAATCGTCTTAAGGTCCGGGTAGTACACGAACAACGCACCAGCCATGAGGTCAAGCTGCTTGGGGTCTGCGTACTTGGCGTTCTTACCCGTCTTGTAGTCTACCATGTGGGCTGTCTCGCCGTTGATGATAACCAAATCGACGATGCCCCGCCACCACACATCCTTATCGAAGAAGCTGCATGGCGCGTAGCCAGTAGGCGTCTTCCTGACACCTAGCTTTAACTCGGTGTGCTTATCACCTTCGATAGCAACGAGGCTATCAACGATGGGCTTCATGTAACCAAACTTCTTCGGGATGGGTGTGCCATCCTTAACAAACAACTCGGCAGCTTCATGGACTGCGGTCCCATAGTCAGCAGCTTCCCCCGGCGTATCCTTGACGTCCTTAACCACTTTGAGGTGGAAGTATTTCTTTGGGCACTGGTCGAAGGTCTTGATGCTGCTATAGGACCACGCTGTCATTATGCTTCCTTAATCTGCCGCGCTGCACGGCGCACTTGAGTTACGGTATTTAGTATAGCGCGTTTATCGGAGTCCCACTTACCTTTACCGTGGGGAAACACTGCTACTAACTTACCCCCCATATTAACCTTATAGTGTTTTGCACCGTACTCAACCTCCCATGGGAGGCCCGTCTTGTGTAGGGCCTCCTCCAGCTTCGGCGGGATTTTCACCGCACCTTCCCTTGAAGACGGTCAGCCACTAACGTAGCATATCCCGCTATATCAATCCAGCTATCTATATGCTGTGAGTCACCGGTAATGATACGCGCAATCTTACTCGCTATCATATCAAGGGCTTCCTGATGGTCTGCTTGTAGCCCTGCATTTTGTTCGTCTAGGGCGCTGCGAATGAGTTCTTTCATTTCCTGTGCAAAAAGCGCTACGCTAATGAAGCTACCATAAGTGGCTGCACGTTCGTTAAGGATTGCGTCTACCTCTTGAGCGTTCTTGGCCCCTTCGACTACGATATACTCACCGGCTTTCGCCTCTGCCCTCCAGCCTCCGATCATCTCTTTGATCTTGTCGTTGTGCTCTGTGGCAGTCTGTCGCACCGTTTCCACCACTTCCCCTACACCTTCTGCTAACTTCTTCTTTAGCATGTGTACGTAGCTTATGCTTACATCAAGCTGTTCATGTATGTCCTTAGCAGAGTAACCTTTTTGTAGCAGCTTTAAAACTGCCGCTGCTTTAGTCATTTTCAATTCCATTTCATTTGCTCCTTACTTTAGGTTGCTACGCGCCTTTAGGATGTCTCCGCCAAACACATGTGTGCCCACATGGTCCAGCTTGAGGAAGGGGTGCGCGTAAATCTTCCCTCCGTGTTTGCGAAACAGTTCGCAAAAGTGATAATCTTCTGACAACAATGCGCCGGTATGGTCGATGCTGGTGGCAAAAAACTCATGGGTCAGCGGCTTTACATACTCCCCAGTTTCGGGGTCTTGCTCGGATGAAGTACGGTAGGTCGGCACATGTGGCGCAAGGTGGTCGAATACTCCCCGCCTGATAAGCATAAAGCCTGTGCCACCGTGCCGCACCTCGATGACACCGCGCTCGTCGGTCTCGGCATACTGGTCATCTACCATGTTAAGCACAAAGTCACCTGCGTAGTCTTCAATGTCCGTCTTGCCTTCGATTGCAGCACGACCAACGCTGGCCCAGTTAATGCCCTTCTTGGGGTAGATACCGCATACGATATCATCATCCACGGCCATCAACTGGGCTATAGCCTCACCATCGAAACCAATGTCAGCATCAACGAACATCAGGTAGTCGTTGTCTGTAGCTAAGAAGCTACGAGCAAGCTCGTTACGGGCACGGGTGATAAGGCTCTCATTGGTCATATGCGACCACTGTACTTTAACACCTAGTTCACGCATCTTGCCCATAGTGGTAAGCAAGCCCAGTACGTACATGCCAGTACACATACCACCGTACATAGGGGTGGCGATCATGATGCTAGGGCGTTTCTCTTCAGTCATTTGCTTTTGCTTTCTTTAGATTCCTATACCGGCATTCCACGGAAGCAATCGTAAGCCCCATTTGTTCCGCCATGTACGCTGGTCTTAAACCCTGCTGGTAATACTCCAGCAACTGTGCGTCCTTCTCAGGTGTCCATACTTTTTTGGGCACTACCTACCGCCTTTGAAACGGCCACGCTCGTCACGATCAGTGAGTACATGTAGTTCCTTATTCAACCGCTCGTTCTCGCGCTTAATGTTTTCAGTGGTTACAAAGTTACGTAGCTTTGCCACCAAATATCCAAGAACGAATAACCCGATAAAAATAAAAGCTAATAGCCAATCCATTTCCTTATCCTTTCTTACGTACTACTAGTTGGTATCCAACGTGGATGATTTCTGCTGTCTCACCGAATATATTGGTGAAAGCGTCGATTGCAATCTTAGGGCGGTGCAGTGCATCACGGGGGTTGCCCCACGCATAGTCATCAAACACCATAAACCCTTCAATCTTGAGCAGTGGCCAAGCCATACAAGCATCGGTCAGCACATCGGGTGCCCTGTGGCTCCCGTCGATATAGATGAAGTCGAAATGCTGGTTGTCCGTTGTCAACCAACGAGCAAGCTCTCGCACGGATGTGCCTTTTTGTTGGATGATACGGCGGCGCGGTAGCTTTTCTGTAGCTACAATTAAGTTGTGCCGGAAGCGCTCTTCCACTTCGCTCATGTTCTCTTCGCCGTGTTCCTCGCCACCTTCCCAAGTGTCGATACAGCGCAGGATGTCATCCTCCTGCATCATGTTCTCGGCAATCCAGATACTACTGCGACCCTCAAAAGAGCCGATTTCTAGGAACTGACGGTGCCCTGCTGTGCCTGACAGCATAGGGGTAAGCTGACTCCAGACTTCCGGTGCCCAGCTAAACCAGTCTTTTGTAAATTGATACTCGCTCATATTTCTAGTACCTTCCTTATTGGGGTCATGTCGTTGTTGGCTGTGCCAACAGTTAGTTGGCTAGCCTTAAGGACGCTAAGGGTCTGAGCCAGATGCTTCTCGTATATATCTTCTTCCTCTTCCCTGCGGCGGCGTTCGGAGCCATTGAGCAGTTCGTCCATCATATCTTCGTGGGCTTCGGCCAGCCGAACGTTCCGTAGACCTACGTGTAGTGCGGATACCTCGGCTTCATTTGCATGATCCAGTACCTCAGCTAAAATCCTATCCCAGCGATCTTCGGGGCTTTTAAACTCTTCGGGGTGGCTCTCCAACCGTGCGAGTAATAGTTTCACTACGTCATGCGGTTCGTCCATCACTTCACTCCCCGTGCAATCTTCTCGAAGTGTTTTCTAGGCATACCGTGCATATAGTCAGGGGTGTACACCAGTACATCCAGCAGGGCGTTCTCAAGTTCCTTTATGCGCTCTGGCCTCGTCTGCTTGGCAAGGCGCTTCGGGGTCTTATAGTCAGGATTGTTAGCCTTCCACTTGGCCCGCGATACATCGAGACATGCCTTACATACCCTAACCGTGCGTGTTCCGCTTTTGCGGATTATAAGGTTCTCCTCTCGAAGGGGGTGTCCCTTTCCACATAGGAACTTATACTTCTTCGACTTATGCGGGCTTTTACGTCCCATCATAGGTAAGGGGGTCACCGGTAAGAGGTCCTCTAATAATTCAAAATCACTCGCCATAACTTACTCCTTATTCTTGTAGCGTTCTGCCACGTGCTGCTCTCGGTAGTTCGGATGGGCAAGGGCTCCCCCAATACCATCCAGTCGGTCCTCCGCTGGTAGCGTTAGCCGTGCACTGATATTATAGTAAGGATAGCTTCCTCTTATCCGTGGGTGCATATACGCTGCTACTTCCACATCGGACTGCGACACGTACCGCCCACCCCATTTCTCAATGAGATGCTTCAAGGCAAACGCGCTGGTCTGCTTACTAACTATAATATCCTGCGCGTCCAGCCACTCATAGGCGATACGGATGCAGTCGTTGTGCTGGTGTAACTGCTCAGCGGTGCTGTACTTAGTCCACTTCTTCGCTTCTTCAATCTGCTCGTCGGTTAAAATATTATCCGCCATAGCTTGCTCCTTTCTTGCTCTCACAGTTTAGTGGTAGTCCCGTTGCCCACTTGGGGCGCATACGCATACAGGCTTCAACGAATCGCTGCGCCTCTTCTTCTTTCTCAATAGGAGCGATCACCCCTACGGCGTCATGCACAGTCATCACTACACGGTAGCTACGTGCAATCATCAACATCTGCTCACCGATAATGATACGGGCCAGTGCTTGACAGACATTCTCGATTAGCTTTCCGCCGTATATGCGGGTGGAGATTACGGCTTTACCCTTTTTCTGGTTGTAGACCATTTCGGGTCTGCTATTATCCTTATATATCCAACGCAGCTTGGGGTACTTGAGGCTCAGTCCATTGGGCAGCTTGATACCGTCTGCACCGCACACAGTTAGCACATTTGCTAACCCTAATGGTGCGGTTTGACCGTTAGCCATAGCATCCAGAGCATCGCTAGCCTTTTGCCACAGTTTAGTGATTGACGGGTAAGTATCCCGATAAATGTTAATGATACGTCTACACTCACCTAGCTTCATATCGACACCAAAAGTCAGAAGCTGCGCCTTAAACTTTTCAGCACCCATACCGTAACCACAGCCAAGGATGGTGGTCTTACCCACAAAACGCTGGTCATCTGTTACCTCCTCGACGGGTACACCGTAGATACGGGAGGCCATAATTCTATACACATCCTCCCCTTGGTCAAAAGCAGTCACAAGGTCATTTTGCCCAGCCAGCCATGCCAAAGTACGCGCTTCAATCTGGCTGCTATCGCAGTCGATGAACATGTATCCCTCCGGTGCAAGCATTGCCTTCTTCAATGGTGACTTGCGTGGTAGGTTCTGGAGGTTGACCTTATCATCCCCACCCCATCGCCCAGTATGTGCAGCGTAGTAGCGTAAGGGTACAGGCAATGTACCGCGCTCGGCAATGGTAAGAAAGCGTTCCGTGCGCGTTTCTTCAAGGGTAGACTTTACACCTAGCCGCGCAGCCACAATCGCTTGAACGACCGGGTTCTCATGTTCCAGCAGCGCCTTGAATGCCTCGTCGTTCTTAGCAAAGGCGAACGCCTCCTTGCCAGTGGCAGCGCTAGTCTTCATCGGCGGCTCGACACCGCACTTGCGAAGTATATCGGCCAGCTTAGGGTTGGACATGATGTCCGCCTTGTCTACGAGTGCCTTACTAAGCAGCGCTTCCTTGATGTCCTGCACCTTGACCAAGTGAGACGTCAGGGTCTGTTTGTCCAAGACCAGCACAGGCTCGGTGAACATACGGATGGTCAGGTCGATAAGCTGCAACTCTACTAGTGGGAAGCCATCAGCGAGGCACTTGAATAAACTATGGGTGAGGTCTGCATCATTGCAGCAATATTCCCCGTATCGGGCTAGGTCTTTAGCATTGAAGTCCAGTCGCTGTTTACCCAATGCGTTGAGTACTTCAGTGCCTTTCGCTCCCAACTGATAGTATTCGGCCAGCGCCTTGAGGCTACCACCCACTTCCGTTCCATGCTTGGCCCTTGCCATAGACAGCGTATCCACAATCCGCTTGGGGCGAATGTCGAACTCCCAGTTAAGGATAGCCATGTCGAACACAGCGTTGTGCGCGACAGCCACAGCATTGCCCCAAGGGAATTGATTAAGGAACATCTTGGTCGCGGCCTTCGGGCCTGAGAACCATTGGGCCTCGCCCTCGTCAACCTTTACCGATACGCCGATAGTCTCAAAACGCTCGTCACGAATGTATTCTTCCGTGGTCATTTTGGAGAGACTGAACGCTTGGTCATAGTAGGTTTCGAAGTCGATTGTGATTACCTGCACAACAGATGCTCCAGTTCGCGGATTGCCCACTGGATGCCTTGGATTTCTACGCCCATGTCATGTAGACCATGCGCGTCCTTCGCGTGAAGGAACACCTCCGACATATCCCAGCATACGGCTTCGCGCTTACGCAGTGCTTCGATGCGTTCTTTAATCACGCCGCCGCTCCTATGACAGTATCTTTAAGTTTGCGCACGATGTCGCGCACCATATCCCAGTTCTCTTCGTTCGCTACGACAGCCACCCCACCGCAACGGCGGATAGCCTCAAGTTCGCGCACCTGTAGGGTGGTAGGTTTGTTCGTCCCAGCCTTGCACTCAATGGCGAAGAAGTGTCCGTTTACACATGCTATAACATCAGGGACGCCACTGCGTCCGTAGCCGTGTGTTGCGGGGAAGAAGTAGTAAACGCCCTCTGATTTAAGAACGGACACTACCTTATCTTTGACTTTCTTTTCTGGCGTTTGTGCCATGTGGTGGCTCCTTGTTAGGAAGGCCACCTTACACCATGCCTATACATTGTCAAACATCAAAAATAAAAAAGACAAAAAAAGACCGCCACAAAGGGCGGTCTAGTGTAACTAAGTTAGGAGCAACTAGTCTATTTGTATTCGACGGACTCGGCTTCTGCGTAGTCCGTTAGCACCTCACGCATCTTAGCTGTGAAGTTCGGGTGTGTCTTATAGTAGTCGAGGATGTCCGTCCGCAGCCGTAGGTTTGTCAGGCTCATGGCAGGGCGCTTGCCCAGCCCACGCTGCCCTCGGTAACGTTTCGTTTCTTCAGTCACATCATATCCTTCCCAGTAATAAAGTATGTATCTTTCGCACAGTGGACGCCCATGTCGGGGACGTATTGCCTAAGTTCCGTTAGCTTGAGTATACCCAGCTTGCGGCGCACCTCGGCTGGCAGTTCCTCTGGTAGTTTAATCTGTACATCTGTTTTATCGTCTTGGCCAGTTCGCACTACAAGATAATCACTAGGCCGCACGATTATGGTTACGCCGCCACCATCAGGGGAGAACGACTCCTTCATCTCCTTGGCCTTCATAGCAGCCGCATAGATTTCTGGCAGGTCAGGGTCAAACTCAAGACCCGCCTTGGTAAACATGGGAGACAACGTAGCCCAGTTATACATAACAAAGTTAGTCATCTGCTGGTTTAGCTTGGCATATGGGTTCATAAACTTCTTGTGCGCTTCACTCGCTGTTTGTCCTACCACGCTACCCACAAGAGCAATTCGCTCCCGCACAATCTCGTTAGTGTTCTTCGGGCGGAAGTTCTTGAGTACATCCTTGACTGCCTTGTCCAGCTTCGTGCTCTTAGTCCAAGACCCGCGCTGTCGCTTGGCACTCAGCCTCTCGTTATCGTAGGCGTAGGTAAGCTGGCTCTCACCACCACGGTAGGTGTAAGTGGTATCAAGCTCTCCAAGCCCCTCCTCGTTTTCGGAATATACTTGAAGAGTGCCATACGCAGGGGTGTTGGTTCCGTCGTCTTGGATTACCGTCCCTTGTCGTTGCCTAGCCACAAACTTCCACTTAGGGCGCTGCTCTATTATCGCATCTACAAAGGGTGCAAGCTTAGGTGCAAGCACTGCTGGCCCTTGATATGGATTGTTCTGTGCCTGATACTCTCGCCTGTAGACATTCTTGTACCCGTCGAGTTCAAAGTATTTATAGCCTTCATGATTCATTGTCATGTTATCTGCTCCTTACCAATCATAGCCTTTGAGGATGTCATCGACCTTTTGCTTTAGGTCTACGCGAACACCCACTTCCTCTTTAATGTCGTCAATATCGACGTTGATTAGCGCCTGTTCCAGTTGCCGCCGCGCAGCCTCTAGCTTGGGGTCACCCGTAATGTTTAAGTGGGTCAGCATTGCGCACATATCCTGCGCATTAGTTATGAACGTGTCGTGCCACCGCTTCTTTGCTTCGTCATCGCTGTCAGTCAGCTTGGCGCTCATGCCCGACAACATAGTGTGTAGCTTCTCCCACGGGGAACGCATGGCTTCCTCGATACGTGTAACAAAGTTAGTATCGTATTCCTGACGTATCTCGTCCATGTCCTGCTTTGGTATGTCTAAGCGGAAGTCGCCTGACTCTGGAACGGGAGAGAACACAAGGCGGAAGTCAAACTTGCCCATCACCTCGTCAACGTGCGGGTAGTCATCAGGGTTGTGTAGGTCGCCCATTGACAGTGCCCGTGTGGTCAGCAGCCTCGGATACTCCATGCGAAACTTGTCCTTCATTTGCATGAACACATCGCGCCGTGTGTTGGCCTCCGCTTTGTAGTCGAGAAACAGGCTTGTGGGTAACAGGCGAGGGCCACGGTCAGACCAAGGTAGCGTCCGCGTGTTGTGCCACATACGACAACCAGCCGCATAGTCTGCGATGTCCTTGCGTAGTGAAGTGCCAGCCATCAGGTTCTTACGCACCTGTGCTGCGTTTGCGTCTGCCCTGTTATCAGCAGTGAGTTTGTTGGTCGCGTCCTTGTCCAGCTTGTTAGCCGTCCAGACGGAGATGTTCAGTTCAACTAGAACCGATGAAGATGAGATGCTCATGTACTTGCTCCTTCTTGAGTATGTGTAACTTAGTTAGGTCGTCCGGTCTGCTATCCGGTTTTTATTTATCTTCGGGTTTACCCGCCAGCTTCGCCATGCGGTAAAGGCCATCGGGCATCATCGTGATGTCCCGCATCTCACTGCTCATGTCCTGCTCCCAGACATAATAAGAAGTGCCACCCTCCTCTGTTGAGCGGTATTTCCTATGGTAGTGTTCAGCCTTGGCTAGGATTTCATGTATGCGCAGTGCATCCTCTGCCTCCACGACATAGCTGTCGTAACCGTAACGTATGATTGCTTTACCCATTGCTTTGCTCCTCAGTTGATAAGACTAACTCGGGTTGGGTATGTTGTGATGCAGCAAAAGACATGAGTCGGTGCGCTAGGTGCCTAGCAGTCTCGGGGGTGAGGTGGAGAAACACAGCCCGCTTTCCCTTCCCCTCGCCCCGCTGTAGCCTCAACACCACACCGCCATCTTGTTTCTGCCTCAGCCAAACCTCCTCTGCTGGATACATACCTTTATCCCTTGATGTGAACAGTCTTGCCGACAGGCGAGACAATCTTGTTGCTGTTGTAGTTGCTCTCGGTAATCACCCACAGGATTGGTGCTTCCCACTGGTCGCCCCAGTTGTTGATGTATCCGTCAGTCAGTTGGATGATGCACTCTGGCTTGATGTTCTTCTCCTTGAGGTAGTGCATCATACAGGTTGGGTCAGTTCCACCGCCTCCCATTGGCTTAGTAGAGCTAACAAGGTTAGACATCGTTGCCATGTCGTAGACCTCATGCGCAGCCACGGCCCCGTCCCAATAGATAAGGTCGAGCGCATCGGGATGTACGTCCTCCACGATAGACTTAACCTCGGACAAGAACGTGTTAAGTTCCTGCACACCGATAGACCCTGATGTGTCGATGCCGACAACGATGTGACCCACCTTCTCACCTACTAGGCTAGGCATATACACATCTTGCGCGAGCATACGGCGATTGACCCTGCGCCATGACGATGTGTCCTTGGCATTGCAGAACGACGAGACAAATTCGCGCAGTGCTTCGCGCCAGTCTATCTGCGGTTGAAGCAAGTCACCCAGTTCGCGGCTTAGCCCACCCTTGCCTGACCCGTTCATCTTCTGGTCAGCGATGATACCTTGCCGCAACGCTTGGTCTATCTCGCGTTCGAGTTCCTTCTTGTCCTCGCCGCTTATCTCGGCTGCACCTTCCCAGTCGTGGTCGTCGAAACCTTCGCCGCCTTTGCCACCTTCGCCGCCTTTGCCACCTTCGCCGCCTTCTTCCTTCTCCTGCTTGAGTATGTCGAAGACTTGCTTGGTGTGCATACCTTTGAAGCGCGGGTCATACAGGCCCATGCGCTCACCATCCTCGGTGCGGGGAAACGCTATGATAGATTCCCCTACGTCCATATCCACGAGCATGAGGTTGATGACGTAATCACAGGCCATGTTAGCTAGTTGGGCGTCCTCCTTGTACAGCTTGACCCATGTGGTCAGATGACGGAATGCTTTGTGGAGGTTCTCGTGTAGTATGACAAAGCCAAGGGCTTTATGGTCTAACTTTGTTATGAACTCCAAGCCATACATCTCGTCGCGGCCATTGGTGCAAGCCGTAGGTATGCCTTCGACCACGCTGGTCTTGCCGACCATCATGATGCCTGACCACAATGCGAACTTGGGGTTGCGCATCAAGTCAATCTTGACCTTCTTAAGCTTGCGCTCTGCTTTCTGCAAATCCATGATATTCTTGCTCCTGCTCTGATAGACAAGTAGTTAGGTTTTGGTTGGAATGGTGGTCTACGACTTCATGGAACTTACGCCACGCAGCTATCTCGTCGATTGCGTCGATGAGGCTGCGCCACATACGTCCTTCCCGTTCGTAATAGACGGAGTATCGCTTGAGGGAGGCGTCATCGCCAGATGCTCTCCCCCACGGCTTCACTGCGAGTATCTTGATACTCACAACAGGTCTTCGTTTTCCTGCATCCAGTTACCAAAGGCCGATGAGGTGAAGGCGATGCTCTGCTTGCTTGGGTTCTTGGCGATGTTGATAGCAAAGGTCGCTTGCCACTCTGGTTCGAACCGCTCCAGATACGCCATGAGCGGGGTCATGGTTTCTTTAGTCACCTTGGCTATCGCACCAAAGATAAGCACCGCACATGCCCCAGCCGATGTGGGTAGCGCAGCAGACTTAGGGCTGGCGATGATGCTGTCCCATGTAGGTAGCTGGTCTTGGTAGGCGATGAAGGCTTGCATATCCCGCGCCGCCGCTTCACCGATTGTGCCTGATAGCGCAGCAGTAAGAGCATTGGATGAGATGTGCTCCCGTTTGCTAACAATGTTAGAACTGCGAGACAAAGAACGTGGGCTAACATACGACTTCTGCATCGCACGGGGGTTGTAGATGTATGGGTTATCATTCTGCCCATGCTCGGTGTATGACGACAATGCTTGAGGGAACTGCTTAACCCATGCCATGACAACAGGGTCAATGTTGTTGTTCACCGCCCAGCCAAGCCACTGGTCGCTGTCTGGTTTGGCTACGCGCACCTTGGTCACGCGGTTGAGAGTATGCCCCTTGATGACATCACCGACACCATCGGTCGAAAGATTCGATGTGAGGAACACGATGGAACCATCGGTCAACGCAACGTCACCCAAGCGGCGGTTGTGTTCTTCGAGTAAGGGGTGAAGCATATTCTGCACAGGTGGCGGAGCCTTGGCAAACTCGTCGAGCATGATGACCACTGGCTTGCCTGATTGTAGTTGCAGTGCAGCATTAGGGAAATACTCTGTTACCCGTAACTCTTTGTTGGGACTCGGCATGGCAATGTCGCCAAGGTCTTTCTGCGCGCAGTCAAAGTAAGCATACGCATAGGCATCACCCAGCTTGGCTTTGAGCGCCTTCATGATGGAAGACTTGCCAATCCCAGGCTCACCCTCAAGTAGGAAGATGTTGTCAGGGATGGAGACGATGAGGCTGGCTGCTTCGTCGAGGCTGATGTTTGAACCAAAATCAATAGACATAGTAGATGCTCCGTATTTCTAACTTTGTTAGGTTTTTAGGTTGGTTAGGTTAAGTTGGCGGTTTTCCGCTGTTTTTTCTTTTATTTATAGCACAATATACTGGCTAAGTCAACCGATGTGGTCAGGCGCATGGTGGCTCTTCACTTGAACCATGCACCGTATGGGTCGCGCTTCGCTGAATTGTTGTCGCTTACCACTCGCTCCAACACATCGTCTTTGTGTGCGAACAACAGGAACTTGTTGTA